GTGGTACCCACGCAAATACGCAGCATGACCAGCGCAGACACATACGACGGCGAGGCCCAGGACCTCCAGCAGGACCTGGCCGAGCATCCGGCAGTGAACGAATCGCACGTAAACACCAGCCGCCGCCCCCACCGCGTCATGGCCGACGTGGAGGCCCTGCCGCTGCCCGAGGGCGTGCGCGACATCCTGGAGCAGCACCACGCCAGCATCGAGCAGGTGGAGGGCGGTAATGGCGGCCTACTGCTGACGCTGCGGCCCGCGAAGCCGTGGAAGCCAGCAGGCCAGCGCACCATCCGAGCGCACGGCGGCAGCATCGTCTGCACTCTCACCCGCGAGGCCCTGGAGGCCAGCGGGCTGGACGAGGACGTGGAGGTGGACATCGAGGCCCGCGAGGACCAAGTGCGCATCACCCGGAGGGAAGCATGACCATCGACCGCGACACTCGCCACGGTGAGGGCGAGGACGACGAGGACGGCGAGCAGCGCACCGGGGGCATCGTGTACCTGGACTGGCTGCCGCAGGAGGGCGAGGGCACCGACCGCTCGCAGCGCGTGGCCGACGTGCTGGAGGTGGAGGTGCGCGAGGGCGCACCGGACAACTACGACGAGGGCGAACTGGTGCTGCACCAGGCCGAGGGTGTGGCCGTGTTCGACCGGAACCACCTGCGCGGCTTCCGCGCCCAGGAGGGTGTGCGCGTGCCCGAGTACCAGCGCGGCACCGACGGCGACGACAGCAGCGACACGGGGGCCGAGTGATGGCCAGCACGTACGGCCCGCAGGTCGTGTTCGACCTGCCCAGCGGCGAGGACGCGGCGCAGCGCATCGCCAGCACGTGCGGCCTGGAGTCCGGCGAGGCCACCACGTGGGGGAAGCACTCGGGCGAGGCCCCGGACGACGTGCGCTCGGCCATCGGGGACGCCCTGATGGCAGCGTACGGCGGCTGGGTGGACCCGTGGGCGCTCCTGCCCCGGCGGGTGGACTACGACGCCGCCCGTCTGGAGGTGACACTGGCCCCTGTCGCCAGCGCGTACGAGGACGAGGGCGAGGGGCCGGAGGTCGGAGACAGCCCACGACAGCGCCTGCTCGGCACGCTGTCCGAGTACCACGACGAACTCGGCGCTGACCAGGTGGAGCGCGAGGCACTGCTGGAGGAAACCGAGGGGGACGAGGACACGCTGCGCGAGGAACTGGAGCGCCTGGAGCGCGAGGGCGAGGTGTACCAGCCCGCGCCGGACGTGTTCTGCCGCACGGGGGCCTGAACGATGGGACGCCAGGAACTCCGTCTGAACTGCGTGAACTGCGGCACCTTCCGCGAGTACGAGGTGGTGAAGTCCACCAGTGACGGCGGGCAAATCGTGGACTGCGAGTTCTGCGGGAAGCGGCACTCGGACGACTCGGTGTTCATGGTGGACCCGTGGAAGCAGTACGAGCGGGACGAGGCCGGGAACCTGCTGGAGGACCTGCCATGACGCTGGACTGGCCGCAGGGCTGGGAACGCACGCCACCCGCCGAGCGCGAGCGCACCCGGAAGTTCGACAGCACCATCGGCAGCACCACGAAACAACTGGCCGCCGAGATGGAGCGCGTGGGGCCGGACTCGTGGCGTGCCTCCACGGGCAGCGGCGGCAGCCACACCAAACGGAACGGCCTGCCGAAGGCGAGCGCGAACCCGGACGACCCCGGCTTCGTGCTGCGCTGGACGAAGGACGGCCACCAGCACGCCGTGGCCTGCGATGCGTACGCTCGCCTGGAGTCGAACGCTCGGGCCGTGCTTCTGTGGGTGCGCGAGACGCGCCTGCGGGGCGACCGCCCGGTGCGCACCGGCCAGGACGAGTTCGCCACGGCCCGCCTGCCCAGCGGGGACGAGGACGCGCTGGTGCAGCGGCCACCGCCTGGCGACGTGCTGGGCGTGCAGCCGGGCGCAAGCGAGGCCGTGGTGCAGGCCGCGTACCAGGAGCAGGTGAAGCAGGCGCACCCGGACCAGGGCGGCAGCGCCGAGGAACTGGAACTCGTGCGCTGGGCACGGGACGAACTGCTGGGTGAGGTGGAACCGTGAGCAGCGAGGCCGAGGTGGACAGCACGTGCGCCGACTGCGGGGGCCGCTGCTGCTCCTTCCACACCCTGCGGATGTCCTTCATCGGACTGGAGGACGGCGAGCGGTACGACTCGCGGCTGATGCACTCGGACGACCTGCTCGGACAACTGCCGTTCGAGGACGGGGAAATCCCGGATATGCGGTGGTACGTGGGCCGATACCCGGACTCCGGGAACCGTGCGCTGTTCTTCGACTGCCAGCACGTGCAGGAGGACGGCACCTGCGGCGAGTACGACCGGCGGCCCGCCATGTGCAAGAACTTCGCGTGCCAGGCGCTGCGCGGCGAGCAGGACCTGGACGAGTTCCTGGAGAACACCACCTGGGGCGACCACGAGGCCACCGAGGTGCTGGAGGACGTACGCGAGGTGACTGACCGCGTGCAGGAAATCATCGAGCGCGAGACGACGCTGCTGGAACTGCACGAGTGGCACGAGGACGCCGGGTGGCAGGAGGCCGAGGATGACGAGTGAGCATCCCGAGCAGTGCCCGGTGTGCGGTCACGAGTACGCCGAGCGCGAGCAGCACGACAGCGCCACCAGCATCGACTGCCCCACCCACTCGCGCATCTGCATCCAGCGGTTCGGCACGAGGTTCGACGTGTACCGGCACGAGAAAATCACCATCGAACTGCGGGAACAGCAGGTGTACCGGCCATGACGAAGCGCGAGAAGGAGCAGTGGAAGGCCCGGCAGGACCTGGGCGACGTGGGCCTGGAACCGCGCTGGGAAAACGGCGTGTTCCTGCACGGCACGGGCGAGACGGCGAAGCACGCCCACGTAAAACTGGCGCTGGCCCGCGTCCTCCAGAAGAAGCGCGGGAAGAACGGCTGGGACACCGAGGTGCCCCTGGGGGACGACTGGGTGGACGTGCTGGACCTCGGCCCGGACGACGGGCAGCCCGTGGTGTACGAGGTGGAGACTGGCGCGACGAAGGCCGACAGGCGGCGGAAGGTGGAGCAGTACGCCGTGGGGCCAGTGCGGGACGTAATCGTGCTGGACCCACAAGACGCGCCGGACGACGTACACGAGATGGAGGCCTGGGCCGAGCGCCAGGTGGTGGGCTGATGCCGCACTGCGACCACTGCGGCCTGCCCGCCGTCTGCTTCGGCGCTGACCTCGCGGCCCCGAAGCACCGCTGCCCGCGCTGCTGCCGCGAGCATCGACAATTCGGCGGGGTACACGGCCCGGACAACTACCTGGAAGGCCACGCGGCTGCGGAAGGCCTCGTGCTGCCCTGACGCAGCCTTTTTAACCCAGTGGCAGCCACGTACGAGTGAGCGCCGCCCGGTGGTCTGCTGCGCCACAGAAGACCAATTCTCGGCGGCGCTCGGAAGGGCAGCATCACGTCGTTCACCTGGCGTCACCACGCTCCACCCTTCCCCCTTACAACGCGAACTTCACGCGAAGCAGCGGCTGTCTCGCGGGAAAGCATTACCTACCAGCGGCCACTCTTTGCGCGTATGGCATCCAGCGAGCAGGACCAGCCAGGCGAGGGCGAGGAACCGGACCCCAGTGAGGTGGACGGTGCGCAGTTCTCCACCGAGGTGCAGGTGTGGGAACTGGAGGACGTTCACCCGTACGCAAACAACGCGAAGGAGCATCCCGACGAGCAGGTGCAGAAAATCCGCAGCAGCATCAAGAACTACGGCTGGGACCAGCCCATCGTGGTGGATGCAGACGGCGAAATCATCAAGGGCCACGGGCGGCGGCTGGCCGCGAAGTCCCTGGGCCTGGAGCGCGTACCCGTCATCGTGCGGGACGACCTCACCGAGGGCGAGAAGAAGGCGGCCCGCATCGCGGATAACAAGACCGCCGAATCGGAGTGGGACGAGTCCACCCTGGCCGCCGAGTTCGAGGCCCTGGAGGACCGCGAGGACCTGGACCTGGACGTGGCAGCCGCCACGGCGTTCGAGGACGAGGAAATCGAGGACTACTTCGACTCGATGAACGACCCAGGCGACGGCCCGAGCGCCCAGGACTTCACGGCTGGCAGCCTGGAACAAGACTTCGGAGTGCCGCCCTTCTCGGTGCTGAACACCACGAAGGCGTACTGGACCGAGCGCCGCGAGCAGTGGAAGGAAATGGGCCTGGACAACCTGCGCGAGACGCCAGGCCGCGAGGACGCGATGGTGGAGGGCGAGGGCGGCGTGTACACTGGCGACTGGGGCGGCGGCGAGGACTCCGGCGGCGTCGGTGGAGGCATGGACGGCACGGGCACCAGCGTGTTCGACCCCGTGCTGGCCGAACTCCTGTACCGCTGGTTCGCCCCGAGCGAGGGCACCGTGCTGGACCCGTTCGCAGGCGGCCCAGCCCGCGCCGTCGTGAGCGCAGTCACGGGCCGAGCGTACCACGGCATCGACCTGAACGAGGCCCAGGTGCAGCACAATCGTGAGTCGTGGGACGGCGTGGCCGACAGCGACATCGACGTGGACAACGCGCCGCAGTGGGCGCACGGTGACAGCGCCGAGATGGGCGAGCATATCGAGGCCCAGGAGTGGCCCGACGAGTACGACTTCCTGTTCTCCTGCCCGCCGTACCACGACCTGGAGACGTACACCGACCAGGACGAGGACCTGTCGAACATGGACTACCCGGAGTTCCTGGAGACGTACCGCACCATCATCGCGCAGGGCGTGGAGCGGCTGAAGGAGGACCGCTTCGCCGCGTTCGTCGTGAGCGAGGTGCGGGACGACGAGGGGTTCTATCGGGGCTTCGTGAGCGACACCGTGCAGGCGTTCGAGGACGCCGGGATGCACCTGTACAACGACGCCGTACTCGTGAACACGCCGGGCACGCTGCCCGTCCGAGTGCGGAACTACTTCGAGAGGGGCCGGAAACTGGGCCGGATGCACCAGAACGTGCTGGTGTTCTTCAAGGGCGACCCCGACCCGTCCAACATCCGCGAGCAGGTGGGCCAGGTCAGCGTGCCCAGCGTGGTGATGGGCGACGGGGACAGCGAGGACGACAGCGCCGAGACGGGCGCGTGGGCCGTGGAGCAGGACCCCGAGGCCCAGGCCACCGAGGACAACGGGGCCGAGTGACGGGCCATGTCGTGCGACATCTACCAGGCTGACGGCATCGAGTGGTGCCGCGAGAACCCGAACGCGGGGGCCGTCGTCACCAGCCTGCCGGACCCGGAGAACATCATCTTCCCCGAGGGCAGCGCGTACGAGGGCAGGCCGTGGGCGTGGTTCCGCGAGGCCATCGACGCCTGCGCCGAGGCCACGCACCCGAACGCGCCGCTCGTGCTGCGGCAGACCGACCGCCGGGACAACGGCACCAAATCGAAGGCTGCGCTCGCGTTCGACGTACTCCTGGAGAACCAGGACGACGACTGGCGGTGTCTGTGGCACAAAATCGTGCTGCACCAGGACCCGGAGACCACCAACATCCACCGCCCCACGTACAGCCACCTGCTCGCGTTCGGCAGGCCCCAGGTCGGCCCAGGTTCCCGTACGCCCGACGTGCTGCGCCCCGGTGACAAACTGTACGCGAACGGGATGGGCCTCGCCACCGCCGAGCGAGCAGTGCAGTTCGCGGGCAGTGCGCACGAGGTCATCGTGGACCCGTTCTGCGGCAGGGGCACCGTGCCCGTCATGGCCGACGCCCTCGGGTACAGCGCCATCGGCGTGGACCTGGACCCCGAGCAGGTGCAGCACGCCCGAGGCCTCACCCTACGCCGCCCGTGACGGTTCGGGACCTGCTCGCCCTGCTGCTCCTGCTCGCCATCGGCCTGCCCCTCCTGCTGCTCGGAATCATCTTCAATACCTGCGCCCGTAGCATCAAGTCCGTGCGCGAACAACTGCGAGGTATGCCTTCTGACCCCTTCGACGGCCACCCACCGCAGGGCGTCGTGTTCGAGTGCCGGAAGCCAGGCTGCGACCTCCACCACGAGGACACCGTGGAGCGGTTCAAAGAGGTGGAGCAGCGGGTGGCGTACTACTGCCAGCAAGGCCACCAGGCCATCGCCCGCTTCCCCGCCGCCGACGACGCCGAGTGGCCGCCGGACGAGGCCTGCCGAGACGAGTAACACCACCCTTCTTCGCGGTCAACTTCGCGCTAAACTTCGCACCTGGCTTCACCCACCCTCGCCGCAGATGCCAGCACCGAAACTTTACAGCCCAGCAGGCCCCTTCCTCCGGTATGCACTCGCCAGGTGATACTGAAGATGGCTGAAGGGCACCGCACGCGCCCACGCGCCCGCAGCAGGGCCGTGGCGCACTGGCAGCGCACCGGCTGCATCCTACCCGGCACGGCGGGCGAGGTGGCGGCGTACCGGGCACGCTCGCAGGAGGTGCAGGACCGTGGGTAAGAACGACCCGGACTACTACCAGGTGGACGTGCCGCAGCAGAAGGACCCCACCGACTACACGTACGTGGAGCGGCGGGCCGAGATACTGGGACTCATCCTGGAGCGGGGTTCCCCGCACGGCGTGAAGCAGGCCCGTCTGGCCGAGCGGTACGACGTGAGCGAGTCGCAAATCAGCCAGGACATGGACCGGCTGCGCAGCCACGTGGAGAACCACCTGGGCCGGTCTGCGAAGATGACCACCCGCGCCCTGTACCAGAAGACCATCCAGAACCTCCAGGAGCAGGGCGAGTACCGGGAAGCGTTCGAGGTGGCGATGGAGTGGAACAAGTGGCTCCAGGACATCGGGAAGCAGGAGACGGAACCCGAGCGCCACGAAATCAGCGGCGAACTGTCCAGCGAGCATACCGAGAAGAAGATGCTCGTGGGCGTGGACCTCACCTCGTTCCCCGACGTGGACACCAGCCGGATGGTGGGCGTCGATATGCGGGACGAACCGCCCGAGATGGAGGACGCGGCCAGTATCGACCTCGGGGAACCCGGTGACGGCGGCGCGAACCCCAGGGGTAACGGCGACACGAGCAGGGCCGGGGGTGGTGACTCGTGACACTCGTGGAGGCCTCGGCCTGGACGCTGGTGTTCGCCACGGCCTGGTACCTGTACGAGCGCCGGGCGTACCGGAAGGCCCGGCAGCGTGACAGGAGGGGCGAGTGATGGCGGGGCGCGACGTAACACCCGACGACGTGCCGCCGCTCGCTGACCTCGTGGGTCTCCTGGGGCTGCTGCTCGTGCTGGGTGGTGCGCTGATGGTGGCGCTGCGCCTGGCGTACCTGGCCTGGCAGACGTGGGCCTGGTGGTCGGGCCTCGTGTTCCTCGGCGCAGGTGTGGCCCTGTTCCTCCTGGCCGCTGTCGGCACGTGGGCGTACACGACAGGCATCCCAGCCGTCCGTGGGCGCTGGCACCAGTGGCGGCTGGAGCGCGAGCGACAGGCGAGACAGCGCGAGCAGGAGCAGGCTGCGCAGGAGGGCGGCGACTGATGGCCCGTAGTTTCATCCCGTACGTGGGCAGTAAAACCGCACTCGCGCCCGAGATATACAAACACTTCCCCGAGCATACGCAGTACGTGGAGGTGTTCGGTGGGGCGGCGGGTGTGCTGCTCCAGAAGCCCCGCAGCGAGGTGGAGGTGTATAACGACGTGAACGACGACCTCGTGACGCTGTTTCGTGTAACCCGAGACAGGCCCGGCGAGTTACGCGAGTGGCTGGAACTCACGCCGTACAGCCGCAGCGAGTACGACCGCATCTGCCAGGAGTTTTTCAGCGGCGAACGGCCCGAGGACGAGGTGGCACACGCGGGCTGGGTGTATTACATAGCCCGCACGAACTTCGGTGGAAAACTCGGGCAGAAAGCGGGCCTGAAGCGAGATAGGAGTGACCGGTCGTACAGTGGCGAGTACCCGAACCTGCAGGCCATCGAGAACGTGGCTGAACGGTTCCGTGGTGTCACGGTAGAGTGCTTAGACTGGCGCGATATTTTTGAGAAATACGACCACCCGGACGTTCTGTTCTACTGCGACCCGCCCTACCTGGATGCGGAATCGTACTACGGCGGTGGGTTTGAACACGCCGAGTTCGGGCAGTGGGTACAGCAGTTAGACGCTGCGTGGGCAGTCTCGTACGGGCACGTGCCGGACTGGGCGACCGACTACACTATTCACGAGTTAGAACACTCGCACGCCATCGACGGCGGTGGGACGGACGGCGGCGAGCGCCTGATAACGTCGTGGGGCGAGACAGACAGCGAGTTTACTGGGGCGGCCCAGGCTTCGCTCGGGGGGTACGCGAATGAGTGACAGCGGGCCAGCGTACACCGTCCGGGCGTACAGCGACCTGGAGGGCGCACGCATCAGCAGCGCGGGGAAGGACCGCGTGCTGGCCGCCCTGGAGGACCACGACGCCGTGGTGTGGCTGGAGGACTGGCTGCGCAGCGAGAAGCCGCTGGGCACCCTCGGCGGCGCTCGCAGCCTGTACGGCTGCACCGTGAAGGCCGAGACGGACAGCGCGTGGTGCGTGGAGCAGGAGGACGGCGACGAGGTGTGGGTGCCCAAATCGTGCGCCGAGGTGTACGAGCGCCACGAGGACGGCCTGGCCACTGACAGCGACAGCCCGCAGCAGTCCCTGCGCGAGTTCGCCCGCGAGTAACCGAACCCTTCTCGTTCCTTAACGGGTGGATAACTACGGTGAACGCCCGAGGACTTACGTTCGACGCCATGACAGACGCTCCTATGGACGGCGGCCTTCAGACGGACGGCGAGTGCATCGGCTGCGAGCGCGAGGGCATCGTGCTGCTGGACGGGTACCTATGCGAGCGGTGCCACGGCGAGGTGTGGGCCGAGTACGAGGACGCGGTGCAGCGGTTCGGCCTGTACAGCCCGAGCGGTGACATGGGCATCGACGGCGGCCTCGTGGCCGTGGGCATCGCGTACGGCGAGAACGTGGTGCTGGCGTGGCTGTCGGGGCCGCCCAGCGCCGAGGTGTACCGCAGCATCGAGGACTTCAGCAGCGTGTACCAGGAGCGCGAGAACCTGGCGACCATCTGGTTCTGACGGCGCAGTAGTGCGCACCTCGTGCAGCACGCCCCAGGGTTTTAGCGCAGACCCCCAGGGAGTGCTGCACCACGCACACAAGACTGGGGCGAGGGAAACCGCTTAGGTCCTGGCCCCGGAACACGAGGGCATGGAACTGGACTGGGCGAACGACATCGACACGGCCTGCACCTCCTGCGGCGAGGACGCCGTGGACTGGGTGCAGGTGCGCGACGGCACCCGCAGGTACGCCTGCGAGTCGTGCCTGGAGGAACTGCTGCGGTTCGACACGTACGACAGCCTGGCCGACGTGCCGGAGACGCCGCAGGCCGTGGAGTGCCAGGGCTGCCACACCCTCACGCTCGTGGAGGACACGGGCGCGGCTGGCGTGCGCTGCGCCGAGTGCGACCCGCTCGCCACCGAGGACATGATGGCCGAGATGCGGCAGGCCATCGAGGACGAGCAGGGCGGGTGACAGCATGGCGACGAGCGAGCGAGACACTGGGCGGGTGTGGGCGTTCGACGCCACGCGCATACCCTGGCAGAAGGAGTTCGTGGAGTGTACCGACCGCGAGGTGATGGCCGACGGCGCGTTCGGCAGTGGGAAGACCAGGGGCCTGGGCGAGAAGGTGTACACGAACCTCACGCTGTACCCCGGAAATCGCGGGCTGCTGGCCCGGAAAACGTACTCCAGCATCGAGAACACCACCCTCAAAACGTTCCTGGACGAGGTGGTGCCGGACGAGCATATCGTCGGCACGAACAAACACCGCCACCTCGTGCAGGTGCAGTCCCCGTACTACCCGACCGCGCACTGCGCTGCGTGCGGCTGGGAAACCAGCGCGATGGTGCCGGTGAAGCGCCGGGAACACGTGCTGGAGCAGTGCCCGTCCTGCTCGGCAGACGCCATCCGGTGGACGCCCCCGAGCGAACTGTACTACGAGGGGCTGGCCACGAGCGGCAGCAGGCCGGGCGAGATGCCCGAGAAAATCGCGGGGATGAACCTCGGGTTCGTGGCCGTGGACGAGGCCATCGAGATAACCGAAAAGGACTGGGAAATGCTCCAGGGCCGCCTGCGGCTGTCCGACCTGGCGAACAAGTACGTTCGCACGCTGCCGTTCCGACAGATATTCTGCGTCACGAACCCGGACACGCCCAGCCACTGGCTGCACCGCCGCTTCATCGACCGGGGCGTGGGCACCCGCATCTCCAGCAGCACCGAGGACAATCCGTTCAATCCACCGGACTACCTGGACCGCCTGCGCCAGCAGTTCGCGGGGGCCGACTTCGACCGCTTCGTTCAGGGTGAGTGGGTGGGCCGTACGGGCCTCGTGTACAGCGACTTCCAGGAGGGCACCCACGTCATCGAACCGCTGGAGGCCGCCGACCTGCTCGGGCAGGGCTGGGGCGTGCCGCAGGAGCGCGAGGGCGCACTGCTGGAGCGCCAGGAGCAGTACAGCGTGCAGACGGGCGACCCGAGCAGCGAGGACGAGTACCTGCACCACGGCATCGTGCCGCCGGAGGACACCGAGGTGTACCTGGCCGTGGACTGGGGGTACCGGCCCGACCCGCTCGTGGTGCAGTGGTGGGCGCGGCACCACTCGTACGGCTGGGTGCAGTACCGCGAACTGTTCCGCACTCGCACGCTGCCAGGGGACGCCGCCGAGGAAGTGGTGCGCCGCAGCGCCCAGCACGAACTGGAGAACGTGCAGGCGGTGTACGCCGACCACGACTCGGGCGACCGGAAGGCGTGGGTGGAGGGGGCGCAGCGGGCGCTGAACCAGGAGTACGACAGCCAGGAGCGCCCGTCCTGGCACCGCCTGCGCACCACGAACGCCGTGAAGGACCGGCTGGACGGCGTGAAGCACGTGATGAAGGTGATGCGTCCCGACGAGAACGGCAGGGCGGGCCTGCACTTCATCCGGGGCAGCCGAGCGCACCCGCCGGACCACCACATCGTGGCCGACGACCGGCCCTCCTGCACGCTCCAGGAGATTCGCGGGTACGGCTGGCAGGGCGACGAGAAGGAGGACCCGCAGGACAACCACGACCACGGGATGGACGCGATGCGGTACCTCGCGTACACCCACCACCGCAAAGGCCGCGCCAGCAGTACCGAGGGCACGGCAGTGTTCAAGTCCTGACGCCCTGCGAAGTCACGCGAACTTCGCGTTCGTGGGGAAACCTCTTAGTGCGCGGCAGGATATGTTCACCGTATAGATGTCTCGCTGGGACCAGGCCCTGAACTGGCTGCGAAACCCTGTATCGTCTACTGTGAGTTCAGGGCAGCGGTCCCGGCAGGAGAAATCGGGATACGCGCCCGGTCACGAACCACCGCGCAGCGGCGACCGCCCGCAGCGCGGCCTGGTGGACCGACAGAAGCAGCGGCGCGAGCAGGCGAAGCGTGAGGTGGACCGGAAGGTGGGGCTGCCGCCGGAACTCCAGCGCGAGGTGGAGCGGCGAGACGGCCAGCCGAAGCCGTACGACGCGGCGTTCCTGGCCGAGATAGCGCAGCACCCGGTGGCGCAGGCGTACATCGACACGATGGCCCAGGACGCTGCGACAGCGCCCTGGAGCATCACGCAGCGGGACGAGCGCATCGAGGTGGACGACACGGTACTGGCAGACGTGGAGCGCACACTGGAGGACCTGCACCCGGAGAAGTCCTTCCGTGACCTGCGCGAGATGGCGGCGAGGAACACGCTGAAACTCGGGGACGGCGCGTGGGTGCTGCACTTCTATTCTGGTAGCCAGGAACTGGCCGAGGCCATCCCCGTGGACACGCAGCGCCTGTACAAAGTCGTGGACGAACACGGCATCACGCAGGGGTACATCGAGGTGTCGCACCGGAACCGGGCCGTGACGAACGAGTACGCCCTGGAGGAAGTGGCCTGGTTCGAGTGGTCCAGCCGCCCCAGTGGCGTGTACGGCCAGGGGCCGGTGGAGAAGGGCGTGGAGGTGCTGGAGGTCCTGGAGGAACTGTCGGACAAGGAAATCAAGGACCTGGAGGAAGGGATGCCACCCGGCATCGTGAGCGTGAAGGAGGACGAGGACACGCCGATGGCGGTGGATGCGTACGAGAACGTGAAGGATAACTGGGAACTGAAGGAGGGCGAGCGCCACCGCGCCATCGTGAGCATGGGCGACTGGCAGTTCACGCCCCTGTCCCCAGGGTACCAGGAACTCCAGTTCCTGGAGCGGAACAAGTTCTGGATTCAGGCGCTCGGGGCCGTGTTCAAGGTGAACGCGCCGTACGCTGGCTTCGACTTCCAGGAGGGGAACAAAGCGCAGAACCAGGCGCAGGCCGCCGCGTACGCGCAGCGGGGGTTCCGCGTGCTGCTGCGGCAGATGCAGGAGGCCATCAATCGACAGGTGATATGGCCGCACCTGTCCGAGGACGTGCAGTTCGAGTTCGAGACCGAGCAGACGCCGGAGGAACAGCAGGCGCACGCCGAATACCTCCAGGCGCTCGGGGACGCTGCCGAGCAGTGGGACAACCTGGGCCGCGACGTGACGTTCCGCGACGGCAGCATCGAGGTGGAGGACGGCGAGGTGGACGCCCCGGAGGACACGGGCGACGAGGGCATGGGCGGCGGCATCTTCGGCAGCACGCAGGCGGGCACTCGGAAGGCCGTGGACCTGGCCGCACCCGCTGGGCGCGAGGCCGTGAGCAGCCCGGACCTGGAGCAGTGGCGCGAGTTCCGCGAGGACGTGGCGCTGCTGGACGGGCAGATAGAGGACGCCGAGACGGGCCGCACGTTCCCCGAGCATGACCTGGCCCCGGCGTCCACCCTCACCGTCCACGGCCTGGAGCAGCGTGTCGTGGAGGCCCTGCTGTCTCGGTACGATGCCCTGGAGTGGCGAGTGCGTGGCCGTGACGAGCAGCACGCGGGCGGGAAGGAGCAGGACAAGAGCGAGGGCGACACCCTCACGAAGGAGCAGGCCCGGAAGGCCGACGACCTGCTGCTGGAGGCCCACAAGTCGCAGATATGGCCGGAGGACCTGGAGGCCATCGAGAAGCGCACCTGGACGGGCGACGAGTCCGTGCCGGAGTACGTGGTGAAGAACATCCAGGAGGCCATCAATCGGGCGGGCGCGGTGTTCTCGGACATCGAGTCGGTGCCGGACGACGCCGTGAAGCGCCTGGAGGGCATCCTGGAAGAAAACCTCACGCAGCCGCAGGGCTGGTCGCTGGACAGCATCGTGGAGGACATGAGCGATGCCTGGCCGGGCGTGGGGAAGGAGGACCTGGAGGTGGTGGCCCGCACCGAGACGGCGAGCGTGCTGAACGAGGCCCGCGAAATCGGGTACGAGTCCATGCCCGACAGCGGGCAGGCGAAGTTCTACTGGCAGGGGCCGTCCGACTCCAGGACCACCGAGGCCTGCGAGGAACTGAAGGAGGAAACGAACCCGCAGTACGGCGGCACGCCCGTGAGCATGAACGAACTGGTGCGCCTGGAGCAGGAGGTACAGGAGCAGCACTTCACGAACCTGTCGTTCCGTAAGCACACCGTGCATCCGAACGAGCGGCACACCTTCGTGCGCCAGGTGGACGCACTCGTGGACGAGGGTGGGTTCTGATGGCTGACGACTACCTGCTGCCCTGGTTCCCTGGGGGCGGCCTCACGTACGACGAGTGGCACGCTGCGCTGCTCGGCCTGGCGGGCGTGCTGGCAGGCGCAGCCGCGTGGGGCGGCGAGTGGGGCGGGGCCATCTCGCTGTCCGTGCTGCTCGTCTCGTTCGCCTGGGGCCTGCGGGCGATGCCCGAGTCGCAGAACCGCCTGGCCGCTCGCGTCGTGCGGCGTGAACCCTGGTACTTTACGGGCGTGTACGTCGCCAGCGCGGTGGCCGCGTACGCTGCGCTGGTGGTGGTGGCCTGATGGGCACGCAGAACCTGCCGAAGGACATCGACCGCGAACTGCGCGGCCCCATCCAGGTGAACCAGGCGCTGGACGTGACCACCCGGAAGGGCTTCTGGAACTTCCAGCCCGACCGCGACCTCACCACCCGGCAGAACTTCGACCCGTACAACGTCTGGTATGAGCGGAACGGCGGCGTGACCGACCGCGCCGGGTCCGGCCTGTACCGCGTGCAGACTGACGGGGCCACGCAGGACAGCGAGGCCATCATCGAGACGAGCGACCTGGGCGTGTACCGGCCCGGCACGCTGGCGAACGTGAGCGGCGGCACGTGGTTCGACGTGGCACCCACCGGAGACGCCTTCTACGAAATCGGGTACGAGCAGGACGGCGACCCCGAGCGCCTGGGCTTCCAGGTGGACAGCGACGAGCGCGTGAAGTTCGTGTTCGACAGCAGCCGGTACACGGACGGCCCGTTCACGGTGACGAACGGGATGATGCAGGACGGCCAGGTGACGGCCATCGAGGACGGCGGCAGCACGGTGGCCGAGGTGTACGGCCTGGTGGAGCAGGACCACGGCTTCCAGCCGGAGGACTGGCAGGTGGGCCGTGGCTACCTGTACGGCATCACGCTGGGCTGGTACGGCCCCACCTCGGTGATGCCGTGGGTGGGCGAGGTGGCGAACGCCCAGGGGAACTTCGTTCAGCGGGCGTGGCCGCTCGCCATGATTCGCCCGGTGGACGGCCCACTCATCGAGAAGCCGAACCGGCCCTGGAGCGTGCGGGCGCACCAGGGCACGAGCGGCACCGCGCTCCAGGCGCGTATCGGTGGCCGCCAGTTCTCCACCTCGGGCGACGTGCTGCTGAACGCGGAACCCACGTTCGACTTCGCCAGCCAGCAGTCCGTGCCCACCACCGGGCAGGGCGAAGGGAACTGGAGCGTGGTGGGCGTCATCAAACGGAAGTCCGGGTACGTGGGCACCGCGCTGGGCATGGACGCGCTGCGCGTGGTGCCGCAGTCGAACAACGTCGCAGTGCTAACTCGCGTGGTGGACCCCTCGTTCCTGTCGGGCGTCTCGTACGATGAACCCGTGGACGTACACGCCGACCAGACGGCCATCGAGACGGACATCCGCAGCGACACGCCCGACCGCGTTACGCTGGCCGAGGCCACCATCGACGGCACCACGAAACTGGAGGGCATCGGCTGGACTGGTGGCCTGGCGAACGCGAGTAACCAGGGCACGGGCGAAACGCGCATCAGTGCGGGGTTCGACTTCCCCATCATCCGCGAGTTCCCCACGGTGATACTGGCTGCCGTCCGGGGGAACAACGCGGCGACCGTCACCACTGGCGTGGAGGTGCTGGAGGTCGGATAACCCATGACAGGAAACCGCACTCACGTAACGAAGGAGCAGTACGAGGGCATCGTGAAGGAGATGGCGAAGGACACGCAGCGCAGCGAGCGCGAGCGCCAGGTGGAGCGGGCGCACGGCCAGGACCTGCCCAGCCTGCTGTCCACGCTGCACCGGAAGCACGAGGGGAACGCCAGCGCGGTGCTGCGCGAGATGAACAAACGCATCGAGGGCAGCAGCGTCTCGCGGCCCACGCTGTACAACTGGCTGGAGAAGTACGAGGTGGGTGACTGATGCCCGACGAGTGGGTGTTCCCGGCGCACTGCACCCGTGTCGTGGACGGTGACACGCTGGACGTGGTGTGCGACCTGGGCTTCCGGTGTACCCGTGAGGTGCGGGTCCGGCTGGCGCACGTGGACACCGCAGAAATCTACGGCACGAGCGAGGGCAGCGAGGAACACGAGCGCGGGGACGAGCAGGCGGCGTTCGTGCGCGAGTGGCTGGCCGAGGCCGAGGGGCAGGACGGCGCGTGGCCCCTCACGCTGCGCACCGAGAAGGCGACGGGGAAGTACGGCAGGTACATCGCCACGGTGGAGCGGCCCGATGGCGAGGTCCTGCACGAGGCACTGCTGGAGCGGTGGCCCGAGGTGGCCAGCGAGGGCTGACCAGATAGGCCCACCACTATCGTGGTGGGCCTATCTGTTTCGGGCGGATTCCGCGCACCCGGCGTCAGCCGCTGTCCTCGGTGTTCGTGAGGGGCGATTTCGCGTGAAGCACGCAAAGTTCGCGGCCTGGAGTGCCGTCTAACCCGCTGCCCGAAACCCTAATCCTGGCGGGACAGGCGCTGTCCTCTTACACGTCGCCGGAATTTGCCTCGTACAAACCTTTATGGTGGATGCGCCGACATGAACAGGTATGGCGCAGCAGACCAGCACCGAAGCACGCACCGCACTCCAGACCCCCGAGGACGACGCCGCCCAGGTGAAGGTGGCACTTTCAGCCGAGAACCCGAACCGCGACCACCCGGCGGTGGAGCGCGGCGAACCCATCGCTGACCACCCGGCTGCTGACGACGGCGCGTACGTGGAGGGCCACGTGGCAGCCCGGTACTCGGACACGAAGTACATGGTGGAGACGGAACTGGGGTACCAGATAGTGGTGGACAAGAAGGACGGCCACGACGCCGTGGCCCGCGACTTCGAGACGGGCGAGGAACTGGGCCGCCCGGTGTACCAGGAGGTCACGAGCGACGAGGACCTGCCCGAGGACACCGAGGACTGGGACTCGGACGACTGGGCGCAGCACAACGGGCACCCGGACGAAGCGAACCACTACGTCAGCACCACGGGGAACATCACCCGGCACTGCCCGGCCTGCGGGTACGAGGGCACCCACGACCACCCGCGCCGCAGCCGCCCCACGTTCCACGCTGACCTCACGCACCACTGCCCGGACGCCGAGTGTGGCCGCCGCCTGCACTCCGGCCCGGCAGCCGAGTGCGAGGACTGCGACCACGAGGACGACGAGGACGACGAGGACGAAGGGGCCGAGGTGGCCACGGACGGCGGCGTGGTGGCGCAGGACGGCGGCCAGGAGCAGCCCGAGGCCGAGAACCCGCACCAGCACGCGGGTGTGTGGGGCGCGGCGGCGAACCTGGAGACGCACGAGGACGGCAGCGCACCGCGCATCGGCGTGGAGTACCGGAAGAAGAACGGGCGCGGCACGGCCCGGAAGGCGGGCACGGTGGAGCAGGTGGAGGTGGAGCGCCCGGACGACACGTGGGGCGAGGGCGTGGAGCAGCCGACGCCGCGCATCGTGTTCACGCGAGACGACGGCCAGCGGATGTACGTGGAACCGGACGGCCTGTACACGGTGGGCAGCCACGCCCCGTACGTGGGCGCGGTGGTGGCCCTCACCACCAGCACCACCAGCACGCTGGAGACGCCGGAGGGCGACAGCGAGCGCAGCAGCAGCGACACGAGCGCGAGCGACGACGCGGGCCAGGCCACCCGCGCCGCTCGGACGCCGGACTGGCGGCAGGCGGCTGCCGAGAACCAGCCGGAGTACAGCGGGCTGGGCGCGGGCCTCGCGCACGCCCTGGCCGAGTGGGCCGAGGGGCAGGACGGCCTGCACGGCGAGGTGGGCACGACGTGCTACTCGTGGGACATCCCCGGCTTCGGGCGGCAGAACGACCCGCACTCGGGGCGCACGGCGAAGCAGGGCGGCGACTGCGTGTACGTGGAGGTGCGCGGCCCCCGGAGTGAGGCCCAGGAGAAGGCGCTGGCGCAGGTGTGCCACGAGTTCGACGTGGAGGCCAGCACGAGCAGCCACCGGGCCACGCTCGTGCCGCCGCAGGGCCTGTAAGGCCGCCCGCTGACAGCCGCTCCTTCTCGCGCCGTCCCGAGGTTCTAAGGTGGTGGGCCGCCCAGTGCCACGTGCGGGGCGCTCGCCCAGTGCGTACCCGCACGCGAAGCGTCACTCGCCGTCGCTCGCTGGTCGATGCCGGGCGCGGTCGCCTGGGTAGGGCGCTGCGCCCGCTCGCCCACCGCAGTCCGACCACTCACCCACTCCGACCCCCACCATCGGTTCGCCGGAGGGCGCTTTTCTCGCCCTTCGCGTGAACTTTGCGCGAGGTTCGCGCCGGACTGTTTAGTGCTGGTGTGTAGTGTTTACCCCCGCCAGCGGCGGCGATGCTGGACTACATCTTAGTGCTGCCACCACATCCGGGTGAGTGTGGCGACGAGGGCCACGTACACAGATGCCCGAGGATAACGCAGAACAGCAGAAGCCTGTCGGCCCCTTCGATGACTTCGAGGCCTGCGTACGCCATTTCGAGGACGACCCCGACGTGGAGGACCCTGAAGGCCTGTGCGGCTGGATGGAGGAAAACAAAGAGGCCAGCGCGGTGCAGCAGTACCAGCCGAGCGAGGACGAGGTGCAGGACCTCGTGGACGCGATGAAGGAACCGGCTGCTGACACGGTGCTGACCGACCTCCAGGTCACGTACGTCTCGGGCGTGGGCGACCCGGCCCAGGACAGCCAGTGGGTGATGGCGAAGGACGCCAGCACCGAGGGCGCTGACTGGGGCGTGAACGCACCGCTCGTCCTCCAGAAGGGTGCCACACCCGTGGCCCTGGACGAACCCGAGGACGAGGGCGACGAGGGCGAGCAGAAGAAGGCCTGGGCACCCGTTCTCATCCCGAACGAGACGGACAAACAGGGCGACGTAATCCCTGCCGAGGCCATCGAGAAGGCCGCCCACGAGTTCCTATCCGAGTACCGGAACATCGACACCGACCACGACCTCCTGGAGGGGAAGGGCGTACCCATCGAGTCCTGGACCCTCAAAGAGGAAGACACCTTCACACTGCCGGACGGCAGCGAATCCCGGCAGTACCCGAAGGGCACGTGGATGCTCGGTGTGAAGTTCGGGGACGAGGCCTGGCAGCGCGTGAAGGATGGGGAACTGACCGGGTTCTCCATCTACGGCGAGGCCACGGAACACTCGGTACAGGACCTGCTCGGCGGTGGCGTGGAGATGGAGGTGGGCGGCGTGCCCACCCAGTTCCAGGCCACCGCGAAGGAGGCCGACGGAGGTAACACAGACATGAGCGAAAACGAGAACGAGAACACGGACGGCGAGGGCACCGAGAAGCAGATGCCCGCCGATGCCGTGCCCATCCTCGTGGACACGATTAACGCATACCTGGCCTCGGAAGACGAGGACCTGGGTGCGTCCCTGGAAGACTGGCTCCAGTGGGGCCTGGACACCGGGGAAATCGAGGCCGACGAACTGGTCGTCGGCGGCGAGGAACTCACCGCCAGCGGTGGCGGCGGCGGTGAGGACGAGGGCACGGACGAGGGCGGCGAGAACGAGGGCGAGGGCGGCCCTGAACAGCCCCCGGAGGAACAAGAAATGAGCGAGAACCCCGAGGGCGAGGACGGCGAGTCCTCGACCTCCACGAAGGAACTCCTGGAGGACGTGCGGGACACCGTGAAGTCCACCCAGGAGTCCGTGGAACAGCACGGCGACCGCATCGAGGCCCTGGAGTCCGAAGTGTTCGAGAAGGACACCGAGGGCGGCGAGGCCGAGGGCGAGGGCAGCGAGAAGGAGCAGCCCGACCCCGAGCAGGTGCAGGAGCAGGCCACCGAGGCCGCCGAGACAGCAGCAGCGAAGCAGGTGAAGGACCTGCTCGGCCTGGAGGAACTGCCGGACGACCCCGAGGAACGGCAGAAGGTCGTGCGGAAGCACCTCCACGAGCAGCCCGAGGACAGCGGCCTCGGGGACCCGGACGCCTGGACGAACGACGAGGTTTCCGAGGTGGTGAAGTAACATGGCATCCATCGTCAAGAACCACGGCAGCGAGGTGCGCAGTGCGAAGGGCGGAATCAACAGCCGCGAAGCCCAGGTCGCCCATCGGCGGTCCTTCGGGCAGTTCGTGGAGAAGGCCACCGAGGCCGCCGGGATGCCCGGCGACCAGGTGCCGTACTGGGACCCGATGGGGTTCCTGAACAGCCGTGGCGAGGCCATCGAGGCCAAGTCCACGATGTTCGAGAAGTGGGAAGGCGCGTTCCAGGAGTTCAATCGTCTCGCCCGAGACGGGTACCCGCTCCAGGAGGCCGCGAAGGAGGTCACGAAGTCCATCGACCGGACCTCGTACAGCCTGCCCATCTTCTTCACGCCGGACGTGTTCATCACGGACCAGGAGGACCTGCCCCTGGCCGACATGCTCGCCCGCACGGCGGTGCAGGAGGACACCATCCAGGTGGACGAACTCACCGCAGTGGGCGATGCCTCGTCCTTTGACGAGGGCACGAACTGGCCGGAGAACGACGACACGTACAACAACCTGTCGTACGACGTGGAGGCCTACGGTCGCCGGAACGAGGTCACGGACTTCGTGCAACTGGCAGCGAACACGCTTCGCTCCACCCGTGCCCTCACCGAGGACCAGCAGGTCACGGCCATCCGCCGGTACGAGGAAGACCAGATAATCGTCGGCCAGGGGAACGTGGACGCCGACGTGAGCGCGAACGACTCCACCTCGTGGCTGTCCCTCACGGACCACGCGGCTGCCAGCGGCACCACCGTGGACGCTGCGGGCAGCACCATCGACCGCACCACGGTGCGGGACGCCATCCGCGACCTGCGCCGGAAGGGGGCCAGCCGTGACGACATCGTTCACGTCACGGACCACAAGACGTTCCAGGACCTCCAGGAGGACGTGCAGGACTTCACGATGTACGAGTCGCCTGCCGACGACTTCTCGTTCGGCTTCCAGGCGCTGTCCATCGACGGCACGATGGTGCTGGAGTCCCACGGCAGCACGAACACGGACGGCGAGCGGCTGTTCACCTCGTTCGACGCATCCGCCCACTACATGGCGATGCTCCAGGACGTGACGATGCACCCGCTCGCTCGGGACACGCCGACCGAGAACTTCGCCACCGACGCGTACGGCGTTCTCGTGAGCGAATCGCCCAGCCGGACCCACGCGGTCCACAACCTGGCCTGAACCATGCCCGCCGACACCACCCTCACCCGCTCGGGTGCTGGCAGCCCGCACGTGGCAGGCCGTGCCTACTGCACGACAGTCACGCTGTCCTCGGGCAGCGCCACCCTCACGTTCACGGACATCGAGGGCATCGACGGGTCGCTGGACACGGAACCGTACGTGTTCGCCACCGGGCCGACCGGGGGCGAAGCGGTGTCCTCGAAGGGCACCTCGCAGTGTACGGTCACGGGCGACACCACGGACGACGTGGAAGTCCTCGTGGTCGTGCCGGACGAGTAGTCCGGGCTGCGAGGGGATTTATCCCCCACTGACCCCACAGAACACGTATGGCACTCCTGGATACAGGCGTACGGTACGCGGAACCCACCGACGTGGAGCGGTGGATACGGAACAAGTCGTTCGACGCTAATTCTGACCCCACCGAAACGCAGGTCCAGCAGATGATTCTGGAGGCCTCGGACGAGATAGACAAACGCGCCAGGCGTGCCTGGCGGCTGCGTGAGCGCAGCGACCTGGTGCGGCTGGTGGAGTGGCCCCGCGAGGTGGAGTCGGCCTTCTCGCGCCGACGACGGCGCTCGTCGCGCCACGGGTTCGTGGAACCCATCGACAAGTGGGGCACGGCGAACCTGGACCGGGCACGAGTCACCAGCATCGAGTCGCTGGAGGCCCTGCTGCCGGAGTCCACCGAGGACATCACGGCGAACGAGGGCCGAGACGGCGACTGGTGGGTGGATTACCGCACGGGCACCCTGCACATCGACGCCGACGTGTTCATGGTCGGCCCCATCCGGGGCAGCGGCCTGATAGACCCGGCGCGAGTGCGGGTGACGTTCCGGCACGGCGAGGACGAGCAGGGCGGCACCGACACCGAGGCCCTGTCGCAGTCCGTGCCGCCGAGTATCCGCCGCGCCACGGCGAAACTCGTGGCGGCTGACCTCCTGGACACCGACCAGTACGGCAGCATGGTGGCCTCGGGGCCGGAGGACGTGCCCAGCCAGGGCAGTGCGGCCTCCAGGCTGCGCGAGCAGGCGTACCAGCAGGTGGACGAGTACCGCATCAAGAAGGTGTTCTAACCGTGGCGGGCGAAGTTCGCGTGAAGGAGGGCGACGTGAACGTGAGCGAGATGATACAGGAGATGGACAGCGGCGCGGTGGTGTCCTACGGGGCCGAGTACGCCCAGTACGTGGAGTTCCCCACCGCGTACGCTGGCACCCAGCCGCCGTTCGACGCCATCCACGCCTGGGTGGACCGGAAGTGGCCCGACCTGTCCAGCGGCCTGAAGGACGCCGGGCAGCCCGCTGCGAACCGCGCCGAGCAGAAGCGGAACGTGGCGTGGATAGTGGTGAAGGCCATCGCGCAGAACGGCACCGAGGGCGTCCACTTCGGACAGCGCGGCCTGGATGCAGCGGCGGCTGCTGCACCGGCCATCGCTCGCCAGTTCGAGGGCAGCGGCGACCCGAACGCGCCGGAGAAGATAGTGGCCGAGGTGGCCGAGGTGGGCTTCAACAAATCGCAGGCCATCATCTCGCAGGAGGCCACGGACACGGGGAACCTGCTCCAGTCCGGCAGCATCGCCCTGGTGGACGACCCGAGGCAAATCACCAGCGGCGGCGGTGGAGGTGGTGAGTGATGGCGCTGTTCCGCGTGGACTGGGACGTGGCTGAACTCACCCGCTCGTTCATCGACACGCACTGGGGCACGCTGGCCGACTCGGACGCCCCGGCGAAGCCCGCGAACATCGAACTCGTGAGCGAGGACGAGGACGGGAACCCCCGGAAGGGCGTGGACTACACGAACGAGTACATCCTGGTCGTGGAGACGGGCGACCGGAACACCGAGTACGTGGACGGCCCTCGGGACGTGGCCGACCTGCGGGCCTCGTGTAACCTGGAAATCAGCACGCCGGAGTCCCGCGCTCGGCGCGAGGCCCTGCACGACGAACTCCAGGTGCTGGCGAAGGGCCTGCGGAAGCGAGCGGCCACACCGGGCACGCCTGGCGAGTGGGACACCGGCACGCTGGACGCGGCCACCGTGGACGACGAGGTGTTCAACTGGTGGAGCATCGAGGCCACCGTCACGTACGAGGCCGAGGCCCGCACCGTCTGACAGGAGAACCATGACACTACGCACCACCATCAGCACGAAACTGGTACGGCTGCCCGAGGTGGAGCGGGGCGACGAGTTCCCGCTTCCCGAGGGCACGAACACGCTGCCGCAGCCCCTGCACCTGCACGGCAGCCAGGAGGACCCAGACGAGTTCGACCTGGAGGACAGGCTGGCGCTGCACACCGTGGACGACAGCCCGCAGCAGCGCGGTCGTCGGTACGCGGCCCTGGAGCGTGCGCTGGCCCAGCGCGACGGCATCGAGCGCGTGACGGGCGAGGACGGCGCAGACAGCGAGCAGCAGGGGGAAAGCACTAACTCGCCGGAGGGTGATGCCTAACTATGGCAGACCCGTACAAAGCGGAAGACACTCAACTGCTCGTCGGGCTGGAGTCCAGCCAGGGCACCAGTGTCGCGCCGACGGACGTGTTCGGGAAGGTGGTGGAGGACGCCACCCTGCCCGACCCGGAACAGTCCTGGATGGTGCAGCGCGTCATCGGTGGCGGGCGTGAACCGTTCCAGCAGGAGGAAGGCATCCGCGAGTACCAGGGTGGCGAGATTCCCGTGGTACTCCAGGACGGCCACCCGGTGGCGTACGCCTTCGGGAACGACAGCGTGAGCGGCAGCGGGCCGTACACGCACACCATCACGCCGAAGGAGGACGGGAAGCCGCCCTCGCAGACGCTGGAAGCCACGTACTACGGGCGGGGCGGCGGCACCGACTTCGTGCGCACGTTCCCAGGGGCCACGCCGAACAGCCTGGAACTGTCCATGAACGAGGACGACGAACTGACCGCCGCCCTCACGTACTGGGCGATGGGCGTCACCACGGGCACCTCGCCCACCACTGGCATCAGCGTGCCCAGTACGGACCCGTGGCTGTTCGCAGACGCCAGCAGCGAACTGTCGCTGTTCGGAACCACGTTCGCCCGGTTCATCGACTTCACCTTCTCGCTGGAGAACAACCTGACCGAGGGCCGGTACATCGCGCCCGCTGGCAGCCACCCGACTGGCGATGCCCACGACCCGTTCGAGATTACGTACGGGAACGTGGACTACGAACTGACGGCCACCATCGCAGTGGAGGCCGACGACATCTACCAGGAACTCATTTCGCCCACGGCGGGCGGATTCGAGTCGGTAATCGAGTTCCAGCGCGGCGGCAGCGGCGACCTGTTCCGACTCACCGCGAACGGGTGTCAGTTCACCGAGGCCCCGCACGAGATACCCGGCGAGTCCGGGCGCATCGAGGTGGAGGTCACGATTCAGCCCACGAGCGCCCAGGTCGAAGTGGAGTCTGACGACCAGAACGCCTGGGTGTGAACCTTCAAGTCCCTGCCGCCGCATAACTCGGGCATGGGCGACCAGAACGAGCGGCACGGCGGCGAGACTGGGCACTCGAACACGGGTCTGCCACCCGCAGTCCGGGACGCGCTGCCCGAGCGGTACCAGGACCAGGCCGACGATTTCTCGGTGGCCTCCGACCACATGGACGCCACCGTACAGAACTCCAGCACCGAGACAGTCACGCTCGTGGACGACCGCGAGGGTGAGGTGTACGTGCTGGAGATGGCTGACATCACCTGGCAGCAGGTGAACAGCGCACTCACGGACGCGCTGGTGCCGGAGGCCGGGGGCCAGGGCGGGAAACTGGACTTCGGCGCGTACTACCGGCAGGTGGCCGAGGCCAAAATCCAGTCCGTGCAGCCCGAGGTGCCGGAGGAACAGATGGCCACGTGGCTGACGGGCCTGAACGAGCGCCTGGGTAGTCAACTTCAGCAGCACCTGCCGGACCCCGTGGACGACATCCAGGAACAGGAAGCAAAAAACTGAGAAAGGCCGTTAGGAGCGGCGACACCACCGACATGGGCGTAATCGCACACCGACCGAAGGCCGTCGAACTGACCCTGGTGCAGGCTGGGTACACCCTGGCCGACATCCGGGGCGAGCGCGAGGTCCATCGGTACGAGGAACAGCCCGATGGACTGCTGGCCGCTGTCGGGCGCGTGTCGCCGCGCAGTGCGCTCCTGGCTGCGGCGGGTACGCTGGCCCTCGGACTGTTCCTCGCGTACGAGACGGCCATGCTGTCGCCTGTCGCGGTGAGTGTGGCGCTGGCCTACGGCCTGCACGCGCTGGGCGAGATGGACGCCGACCCCGTGGAGGTGGAACACGAGGTGCAGCGCCCAGGCATGACGCACCACGAGGTGAAGCAGCGCCTGGTGCAGTGGCACGAGTGGAAGCGCCTGGAGAAGAAGCAGGCGGAGAAGCAGCAGAAGAAGGCGAAAGCGAGCGCGTCGAACCCTAACAGCACCCGGAGGACGTAGGACATGGCTATCAATCTCGGCAGCATCTGGTGGAGTGTACAGGTGGCGAACGCGAACCGGGCCGCCGAGAAGGCCGACCGGGTGCAGAAGGAGTTCGGGCAGACCGCCGAGCAGGCGAACAAAGCGAACCGGGCCACGAACAGCATGGGCCGCAGCATGGGCCGCGCCGAGACGGAGACGAGTAAGATGCGCGGCACCACCGGCAGGCTGGGCGGCACGCTCGGCCTGCTGTCCTCGGCCATCTTCTTCGTGGTCGGGGGCATCGCGAACCTCCTGGGCGTGAGCGCCAGCCTGACCGGGGTATGGGCAGCCGTGACCACGGCTGCGTCCACGGTCTGGGGCTGGCTGGTGGCCATCGGCGGGTACCTGCCGTCCCTGTCAGCGGTGTGGGGCGGCATCACGAGCGCGGTGTCCGGGTTCGTCTCCTGGCTGCTCGCGGGCAGCGCCGCAGCCTTCGCAGTGGCCGGTGCCATCGGTGCGCTGCTCGGCCTCGCTGGCGTGTTCGTCCTGGAGTGGACGGGCGTGCTGGACATCGTGCGGCAGTTCGGGCGCTTCATGGGGAACATCCTGCCCGGCTGGGTGCGGGACGCCATGCTCGCCCTCATCAGCATCTTCCTCGGCCCGCTCGCCGTCATCGGCGGGGCCATCTCCGGCTTCGTGCAGGGGTTCCTGCGCGGTGGACTCATGGCTGGCATCGACCAGGCCGTGGCCAGCGCGATGCGAGTGCTGAATATCTTCGCCGGGGCCTGGACGCGCATCTTTAACGGCATCTGGGAAACGATAAAGCCCATCATCGACCGTATCACGGGCGCTGTCGGTGGTATGGTGGACGAGGTGACGAGCATCGTGAACGGCATCGGCAGCACCATCAGCGAGGGCATCGCCGCAGCCTGGAACGGCGTGGTGCCTGCCCACATCCAGTTCCCCGAGTTCTCCATCGGCGGCCAGCGCGTGTCGGTGGACATACCCCGCATCGGCAGCGTCGGGGCCGACGTGCCGGAGATTTCGCTGGGTGGCATGGGCTTCGACCTGCCCCAACTTCAGACCGGGGGCATGGTCACGGGCGCAGGGGCCGCCGTCCTGCACTCCGGTGAGGCCGTGGTGCCCGCCGACGTGACCCGGAACATGAACTTCGACGGCATGGGCCAGGGTGGCGGCGGTGGCGGCGGCGTGAACATCGAGGAAATCAGCATCGAGATAGGCGACCAGTCGCTGGACATCAGCAGTATGCGGCCCAGTGAGGTGCGCCGCCTGGCCGAAGCCCTCGCCCCGGAACTCGGGCGCGAGGTGGAGAACATCATCAGCCCGTGACGGAGGTACACAGACATGACTAACACTGGCGTCGAACTGGAGAAAAACGATGGAAGCGAGACGTTCACGCTGAAAGTAAACAACGTCACGGCGTCGAACGCGAATAACGTAATTACGCACACCATCGTGAGCGTGGCGGGCAGCATCGCGGGCAGCGCACCGCTGTTCGAGAAGGAGACGTACGAACTGTCGGGCGAAATCAAGGGGATGGAGGCCGCAGACTACCCGAACAGCGGCACGTACTCGGACGACGACTACGGCCAGGCCGAGGAACTGCGCCGCGCCACGAAGGTGTGGGGCGACATCCAGAACGGCCTGGACACGCTGCGGTGGGACGGGCGCTCCATCGGCGTGGTCATCAGCGAGTTCCGGCTGGACCAGAACCGCGAGCAGGACATACCGAAGAACTACACGTTCACCCTGGAACTGACCGCATTCGACACGCCCATCACGAGGTGACACGAGCATGACCACCTGGGACGTGCAGATAGGCGGCGTGTCGGTCGATGCCCTCCAGGAGGTGAGTACGGGCAGCGAGGACGACGGCACGCTCGGCACCGCTCGGGTGGTGGCCGCGAACACGCAGGCGAACCGGAACATCGACTACTCGCAGGAGGCCGAGGTGTTCCGTAACGGCGTGAGCGAGTACCTGGGGTTCGTGACGAAGAAGCCCAGCCTGGGCAGCACGAGCGAGCGCCTGGAGTTCACCATCGCAGACCAGCGCGTGGAACTGCGGTACATCGAGGCCCACCGCCCCTTCTACCAGATGGACCCAGGGGCCATCCTGCGCGAGGGCATCCAGCAGACGGCGAGCGTGAAGTCTCCAGTCACCATCCACGAGGGCAGCAGCACGAGCGGCTGGAGCAGTGACACGCCGGAGTTCGGCCTGGTGGGGGCGCAGGCGCAGCAGTTACAGGACCAGGGGAACGACGTGCTGGGCCTCGGCTTCCCGGAGGGCAGCAGCGGCACGTACGAAGCCATCTACGACTCGGTGCCCTCCAGCGCCATCCCTGGCGACGGGCAAATCATCCGGCTGACCACGCGGATGCTGGCGAACTCGTTCGGGGACCAGTTCGGCGTGGAACTGGAACTGAACGACAACGCCGGGAACACGTACGTATGGCCCATCGAGCGGGTGGGCAGCGACTTCCGCACCTACTCCTTCCCCGCCGAGGAAGCGCAGCCCACCAGCACTTTCGACGGCGTGAGCGCCCACGGCGTGGGCGGCACGCTCGTGTACCGCGTGAACCTGAAGGGCAGCCTGTCGGAGAACCGCGCCATCGCCCTGGACTACGCGAACACGCTGCCGTTCTCGCTGAACTCGCGCTCCACCGAGGTGGGCGTGGGCGCGGTGGAAGACGTGGGCACCACCATCACCCGGCGGTTTGACGAGAACCTGATGGAGATGCTGGCCAGCCTGGGCGAGGAATTCGGTCACACCTCCTGGGTGGACGACACGGACACGCTGCACTTCGAGCCAGCCGGTGCGAGTAACGCCCCGGTGAACATCTCGTACCAGAACACTCCGGTGTTCGAGGTGTCCGTGGACCGGGACAGCGACCAAATCGTGAACCGCGTCACGGTGCAGGGCGGCGAGGACGCGAGTGGCGACCAGATACTCGTGACGGCCTCGGACAGCGCGAGCATCGAGTTCTACGGGCTGGCCCCACGCGAGCAGCAGGTGGTGGATAAGAACCTCCAGACGCAGGCCGACGCTCGCCGGAAGGCCGAGGGGTTCCTGGCCGAACACGCCTGGGACGACGTGGCGCTGTCGTTCCGCGTGGCCGACCGGAACTTCGCAGACGTGCGGGTGGGCCAGGCCATCACGGTGACGTGGCCACCCGAGGACCTAACTTCCGAGACGTTCACCGTATCGAGTGTGGAACAGCACGACGACGGCAGCGTGACCGTGGGCATGTCAGGGAGTGGTTCGTGATGGCGCTGGAAACCCTCACCTGGCTGACCTGGCTGGGCATCAAGTCCCCGAGCGCGAACCAGAACACGGCCTCGGGCGACGTGGAGCGCCTGAAGGCGAACGTCGGGGACTACGATGCGTTCGTCACCATCGTGGAGAACTCCACCTCGTGGAGCGAGTTCGAGCAGGCGCTGCTGGATAACGGGTTCAGCCAGGAGCAGGCTGACAACCTGATAAACCGGGCGCAGCAGGCGTTCGAGGACGAGGACTCCAGCGGCACGGACTGGGACGAGTACAAAGAGTACGTCACGAACACGGCCACGTCGTACACCGAGTACAAGACCGAGTTTCCCACCACCTCGGGGCTGCGCAGCGAGTCCACCACCGAGGACGGCCAGCCCGCTGCGGGCATCCGCGTCCACGAGTCGCAGGGCATATCGTACGCTGGCGTGAGTGTGCCCGCTGGCACCACCGAGATATTCGGCAGCCGCGTGGAGTTCTCGCAGCAGGAACCCGCCGTGAGCGCCAAGGAACTGGGGTACAGTAACATCCGCACGGACGACTCGGACGACGTGGTGAACGTGTTCCAGACCATCACCATCTCCTGCGACGTGACGAACCCGAACTCGTTCCAGGCCACGGCCACCATCCCGCTCCAGGAGGACGGCAGCGTGATACAGCGGAAGGAGGTCTCGGTGGACGGCAGCAGCACCACCACCGTGTCGTTCGATGTGCGGCGCGAGGACTACATCTGCGCCGACTACTCCATCGGCAGCAGCAGCACGGTGCTGGTCTGCTGGGTTCCCAAGGGGCTGATAGTGTAGCCATGCCCGAAGACATCCCCACCCAGGTGGCGAGGAACCGCCGGAACGTGAAGCGCATCGACGGCCAGTTCGTGAGCGTACCGTCGAACGTGCAGCAGAACCTCCGGTTCCTGCGGAACAGCATCGAGGTGGAGGTCAGCCTGGACGTGTACACGAGGCCGCTGAACGACGCGCTCGTGAGCGGCCACCCGGCTGGCGGCACTCACGGCAGCGGCCACGGCGTGAGCGGCGACCGGCGCGGGGCCTGGTCGCAGGTCGTGAGCGGCGGCAGCACCCACGAGTGGACGCGGGACGGCAGGAACGCGATTCGGGACGCCCTGGACGGCCAGGCGACGGGCAGCATCCAGGGCACGAGCGTGGGCACGGGAAGCGGGGCCGGCCCTGGAGACAGCGCCCTGGTGGCCGAGACGGGCAGCACGTTCGCGTACGGCGTGAAGGACGCCGGGAACGAGGTACGCGCTCGCTCGCACTACCTGTACAGCGAGACGGGCGAGGGTGGCCTGGACCCGCAGGAGTTCGGCCTGGAGGCCAGCAGCGGTCAACTGATGGCACGGGCCACCACCTCCAGCGCAGTGGCCGTGACGAGCGAGCAGGAGGTGCGCGTGGACCTCACGGCCACCATCTCCGGCAGTGGTGGCGGGAACTCCACGGTCACGGACAGCGGCGAGCAGACGGTGGCTGACAGCATCCAGACGGAGGGCAGCCTGGCGGGCCTGGCGGAAATCGCGTGGGGCACGGGCACGCCGGACCTCACCGAGGCCACGGGCGGCCTGGGGAACCAGGTGTTCAAGAAGGATGCGCTGCGGGAACTGGACCTGGAGCGCATCGAGGTGGCCGCGCCGCAGTTCGAGTTCGAGCCAGCCGGGCAGCCGTACGACTACACGGAAGCGGCGGTGCTGGACCAGGACGGGAACGTGGTGTGGGTGGTCGGCTTCGATGCGTACCCGAAGGACGACGGCACGAAGTTCACCACCTCGGTGGGCTTCCGCATCGTCTGACGCTCGGGGCCGCATCAGCGCCCGGCGGTCGCCACCGCTCGGCTGGCGCACGCGGCGCTGCCCGGTTTCGCACGTGTTCGCGCAAAGTTCGCGCAAAAGAGGAACGGCTGTTCTCGCGGCCCTACTGCTCGGTGATGGCCTTCGCGGCCTCCAGCGTCACGCTGCTGCCGTGGTCACGGTGCTGGGGGCTGATGTGGCCGCCCTTCACGGTCTGGTCGTCGCCCACCTCGTGAACCACGTTCCGCAGGCCCTCGGCCTCCAGGCAGTCCGGGCAGCCCGTGTCGCCCGTGGTGGCGTGGCCGGTGTTCACGCAGGCGAACGAGTCGTACATCTCGCGGCAGTTCATGCAGATTTTGTGTCCCACCTCGCTGGTGTCCACCATGCCCACCAGGCTGCCCTGGCGGGTGTCGTGGCGCTTCGTCGCGTGGTGCAGCGCGTACACGTTCCCACCGTGGACGGGCACGCGCAGGTACACGCTGCTGCCGTCGCGCTCCACCTCCACGTACACCTCGTCGTCCTGGGGCGTGCGGTGCTGGTACGGGCTGTCCTCCAGCACGCGGCCCGTCTCCACCTTCAGTTCGCCGCGCCGGGCCGTCTCGTACGCCACGGCCACCTCGTCCTCGCCCTCGTCCTGCTCGCTGTCCTCGCTGTCAGCGGCCACGGCCTGGGCCTCCTGCTCGGCCACCATCTCGCGCTCGGCCTGCACGTCGGCGGGTACGCCGCCGTCCGTGGCCACCTCGCGCCGCACCTCCAGCGTGTACGTCCAGCAGGTGCCGCGCTTCGTCCACTCGCCGTCGCCCTCGGCGTACACCTCACTGGTGCGCACGCCGCCCACGCGCACCTGCACCGTGCCCACGTCGCCCAGGCTGGAGCGCACGGTGCCCTCCAGTTCCACGCTGCCGTTCGCTTCGTTCCGCAGCCGCACGTCGTCGCCCGCTTCGAGGTCGTTCGCGTTCTGTGCCTGCGTCCACTCGGTGTCAGTCTGCTGCGCCATATCAATTCATGTCGCCTGCACCACCATAAAGGTATGGAACGGGCAAATTCGCGGCTTCGCTGGCAGGATATGGCCTGTCCAGCCGGATTCACCTGTCGTAAGGGCACGCGAAGTTCGCGTGAAGCCGCGCTCGGCGGTGCTGGTCACGCCGATTCCGCGAAAAGAGGGGCCGTGTCGCGGGCTGTCCCCGCAGGATTCGCACCGCGCAGGTCAGCCCAGCCGCACGATGCGCTGGAACCCCTGGCACTCGGGGCACATCGCGGGCGGGTCCTCCTGCCACGAGGTGGTGCGCCCGCACGAGTAGCACCGTACGAGCGCGTCCTGGAGCGCCGTCACACCAGCACCTCCACGGCCTCGCCGTCGGCCACCAGGCGGGACCTACGCATCGGCCCGCACCACCACCTTCACGTGTACGGGGTCCAGCGTTCCGCCCGCGCTCGCGCTCCAGCGGCCAGTCTCGTGGAGGGTGCGCAGGGCCTCGCTGGGCAGGTGGACCTCCACGCCACCCACGCCGTCGTCCCCGAACGTGAAGCCCACGCCGGGGCCGCGCCCCTTCACCACCTCCACCTCGGTGCCCTCGTACCGGAAGGTGAGTGAGGTGCGCGAGGCCAGGCTGTCCCACTCGCGTGGGCCGAGTACGAGCAGCACCGCGCCGTCCTCGCCCTCCGGCGTCTCGGGCAGGTTCTCGCTCCAGATGGCCCCGCTGTCGTCCGGCCACTCGTCGTCCTCGGGCAGCAGGTCGTGCAGGCGGTTCTCGCGGAACACCTGCATTGACGGCTGGTGCCCGCAGGCCTGGCACACCGCTGCGCGGTGGCTGGTGTCACCGTTCTCGTCCACCTCGGCCCGCTGGAGTCGCACCTGCCGCTCGCCGCACGCGCCGCACACCGCAGCATCACGTGCTGCCATGCTCGCCCTCCAGCCGCCGAACGGCCCGGCGGTACTCGGCCTCGGTGATGTGTCCGTCCTGGAGCGCCAGGCGGTACTGCGCCACCTCACGCTCCACGCTGTACCCCTCGCGTACTGCATCGGGTAGGTTTGCCATGGTGTTCTCGTCCTCCTGGTCCCGCATCGCTCGCTCCACGCGCCGCGCCAAGAGTTCGGCGGCAGCGCGGTCCTGCTGGCGGGCGTACAGCCGCGCCATCCGCAGGTCGCCCTCGTCCTCGGCCTGGAGCAGCGCGTTCCGGCAGTGTTCCATCACGCCCTCCAGGCCCTCCAGCCGCATCTCGCGCAGCGCGTGCCCCTGCTCGGGGCGCTCCAGCCTGCGCACCATCAGACGGCACCTCCTGGGCGGGCAGCCGGGGCCTCGCGCTGCCGCTCCACCCGCTGGCCGCCGCACTCGCCGCACTCCAGGCGCTGTATCTCGCCCTCGTCGTCCCGAACCACGGCGAAGTGCGTGCCGTGGCAGGACTCGTTCGCACACTCCACGTACCAGCCCGTCATGCTGGCACCTCCTGGCCCTGCTGCCGCTCGTGCAGTGCCTTCGCCAGCCGCTCGGCCTCGTACGCCGTGATGTAGTCGTACGAGCGTGCGCCCTCCTGGGCCTCCTGCCAGGAGCGGTCGTCGCTCCAGGCGCGGCCCCGCACGAGTTCCCACACCAGCCGGGGCTTCGTGCGGCCTTCCGTCTCGATGCCGAACCGCTCGGCCAGCCGCACCACCTCGGCCTTCAGGTGAATCTCGCCACCGGGCGGCAGCCCGGCCACGTCCCGCAGCACCAGGTGGGCCTCGCGGGCGTCCTCGCACACCCGGAGGTTCATTCTGGCACCTCCGGCAGTTCGCGCCGGGCATCCTCGGCCACCTCGTCGCGGGTGGGCTGTTCCATGTACTGGTGCGTGCTGCCGCTGCGCCAGCCGCCGTCCTCGGCAGCCACGTACAGGTTCAGGGTGCGTCCTCCGGCCCATACGGCCACGGTGTCGCCAGCGGCCCATACGCCTTCGGCCCCGTCCAGCACCTGCCGGTGCGAGTAGGTCGTCATCGCTCCACCTCGCCCTCGCCCACGCGGCCAGGCGCTGGCTTCACGTGCAGGCGGTCGCCCTCGTCGGTGGCCTCCAGCAGGGCCTCGTACGACAGGCCCACGGTGCGGCCCTCCAGCCGCACGTCCAGGCCGTCCTCGCCCACGTGGGTGATGGTGCCCACGTGAGTGCAGCCCGCCGTGTCCTCGTACACGAGCGTGTCCTGCGGGCGCACGCCGTAGGGCGCGGCCCGCTCGGGCAGCGGCGAGTTCATGCTGCCGCCCCCAGGAGGACCGCCGCCGTGGTCCCGAACGTCGCCACCAGCAGCCAGGCCGCGCCGAGGATGCGAACCAGGGTGTGGTTCATCAGTCCAGCACCTCGTGTTCCATGAACTCGGCGGGCACGTCGATGCCCTCGTCCTCCATCGCCTGCACCTCGTCCTCGGTGCCGCGCCAGCGGTTCAGCGTGCTGTTCGCGTACCGCTCGGTGCAGTCTGCGGCCTCGGCCACCTCGGCCTGCGTGGCGTCCAGGTCCTCGAACGCGGCCTTCACGGCTGCCGTCTGCTTCGCGGTCATCTGGAGTTTCGCGGTGTACCCGTAGTCCTCGGGGCTGCGGGCCAGGAGGTCCCCGGCCAGGCTGCCGGGCGTGTCCTGCGTGCTGTCCTCGCTGTCCTGCTCGTCCTCGTCGTCCTCCTGCTCCTGGGCCTCCTGCTCGTCCTCGGCCTCGTCGGCCTCGTCGTCGGCCAGGTCGCCCAGCAGTTCCACGCCTTCCTCCACGAGCAGGGCCAGCGCCTGCTCCTGCGCGTTCTCCAGCATGTCCTCGGCCATCTCCTGCTTCGTGCCGGAGGCCTTCGTGTCCCACTCGCGTGCTGCACTGCGCATCTCGCTGCGGGTCATGTGCGTCTGGAGCGAGTCGGCGGCCTCGGCCAGGTTCGCGGCGGCCAGTTCGGGGTCGTTCTGTGCGTCGGTGCTTCCGTCGTCGGCGGTGTTCTGCTGCGCCATATCAATTCATGTCTGCCGGTTATACATAAAGGTACCGAACGCACAAATTCGCGGATTATCGGGCGGGACAGGCCCCAGCACCACCGAAGGGCCATTCGGGTAGTCCATCCTTCTTACACGACTGGCAGGGTTCGCCGCGAAGTTCGCGTGGGTTCACGCGAAATCGCCCCCTGAATCCAGCCGTGACAGCGGCTGTCGCCCACCGCGCACCACCGCGCAGCCGTGAGCGGTGGGAAACCTCTTAGTCGCTGGCACCGGAACCTGGGGGTATGCCTACGGCCCCGAAACTGGACTGGCCGCAGGGCCAGCCCCTGTTTGAAGTACAGTGGCGGGCCGTCGCTGAATCGCTCGCTGGGAACGGCGTGGTGCAGGCCACCGACCTGGAGGTGACGGCCACCGCCACCGACCTGGAGATACAGGTGGCCGCCGGAGACGTGTTCTACCAGGCCACGACGTACAATCTCGGCGCTGCCGAGACACACACCCTGTCGGCTGGCGACGGCACGTACGACCGCTGGGACACGGTGTACTTCGACACCGCCACTGCCACCTCGGACGTGCGCGAGGGCACGCCCGCAGCCGACCCGGAACCGCCGGACATCACTGGCGACGAACTGCTACTCGCCATCGTGTACGTCCCGCAGAACGCCACGGACGTACCCGACTCGGACGTGCTGAACTGGCGTGCCCGCTTCTCGAACGAAGCCGAGGACGTGCAGTACAACGACACGCCCGGCGTGTACCCAGGGAACAGCGTGGCCGACGCCCTGGACGAACTCCAGGAGGCCGCGCAGATAACTGCGTACCCGCTCGCGCAGGCCGACCTGGCCACTGGAAGCGTGGGCAGCGGCGAAATCATCGACGGCAGCGTGGTGCTGTCCGACCTCGCCAGCCCGTTCCCCCTGCCCTCCATCACGGACATGGACATGTCCGGCACCGACCTCACGGACAGCGCCGGGCCTGGCGTGGTGTACGATGCCAGTGCAGGCGTGGTTCTTCAGTCGGTGCTGGGCGGCCCTGCGAGCAGCCTGTCAGCGTACCCGCTGCTGATAGGTACGGACGTGGCGGCCCACCTGGACGGGAACGACCTGCTGGCCAGCAGCGGCGGCAGCACGGTGTACGACACGAGCGCGGGCTGGGTGCCCCGCGCCCAGCAGGAGAACGACAAGTCCACGCACTCGGAAACGGCCTCCGGCACGAACAGCAGTTATACCACCGCAGGCGACGAGGTGGTGCTGGTGGACACGGCCACGAACACCACTCCGTACACGGTTACGCTCGCCAGTGCTGACGCGGTGGCCGGGCGCGAAGTCACGGTGGTGGACGTGGGCGGCGGCGCAGCCCTGGACCCCATCACGGCGGACACCGAGGGCAGCGAGAACATCGACGGGGGCGCGAACGTCAGCATCCGCGACAACTACGGCAGCCTGGAGTTCGAGTCCGACGGCACGAACTGGTACGTGACGGGTGGGGCGTCGTCCGGCGAGGACGTGCGCACCATCATCGAGGGCACGGAAACCGGGAACGTCCCCACGACTGACCAGGGCATCCTCGTGGTGGACAACCTGGCAGACGGCGAGACGGTGCGGATTAAGAAGGCTGTACTCACCACCGCCACCGTGGAGGCCATCCCCACCGGCATCGACCTGGAACTCGTCACGTTCGACAACGCTGGTTCGTTCAACTCGCAGTCCACGCTCGTGACGGGCGACGGGGCCACCGTCCACGACCGGGTGACTGGCACACCCATCGCATCGTACGAGAACACCACCGGCAGCGCCCAGTCCATCGGCGTTCTCGTGGATAACACTACGGGCAGCGACCAGGAGGTGGTGGCGAAGGCCACGGGGGACATCTACTGATGGCCCTGGAACCCATCGGTGACATCGGCGTGGCAGCCCTCACCGAGCAGGTGGGCAGCGAGACGCTGACGTGGGCCACGGCTGCCGAGTGGGACGCGAACGTGAGCGAGACGGGCGTGGTCCACGAGGACTTCGGGGACCGCGATGCCACCCGCATCGAACTGGGCTTCCCATCCACGGACCCGGTAAACAGCGGCCTCGCGTATTACTACCCGCTGGACGAGGCCTCGGGGCCTGCGACCGACGCCACCGGGAACGGCCCGAACGGGTCGCTGTCCGGCAGCACCAGCCTGGGGAACAGCGGCACCCTCGGCACCACCTGCATCGACTTCCCTGGTGGTGGTGGCGACACGCTGGACTTCCCAGACGACCCGGTGTGGGACATCACGGGCGACATCACCGTGGTCCACGCGATTTACTGGCGCGGGGGTAACGATTCGTCCTCCTGGCAGGGCCTCACGTCAAAGGGCGGGAACAGTTCGCCCTGGGCCATCGCGTACGTGGACGGGTACTACGTGCAGTTCCAGGTGGACGGCACCCGGTACGACACCGGGTACGACCTGCGAAACACGCAGAACACCTGGGCGCTGCACGCTTATCAACTGGATTCGGGCAGCATCCGGCACCAGGTGAACGGCGGGAACGAACACGACACCACGAACAGCGCCGAGGCCATCAATAACACCACCTCGGACGAGTTCGTGCTGGGCGCTCGGAAATCCGGGGGCGACGAGGTGAACGCACTGGTGGACGACTTCTTCGTATTCGACTATGCCATCAGCGACACGCGCCTGACCGACCTGTACGATGCCTGGAGTACGGGCACCCTCACGACGGCCACGAAAACCGTGTCGTCCTCGGGGCAGCCGGACCTCCAGAACCTGGTGTACTCGCTGAACGGCGAGTCCATCACGCTGGACGTAATCGGCAGTCCCGGCACGGCCAGCGAGGAAACGGTCACGCAGGCGCTGGACGGGTCGTCCTCGTACACGCTGACCTGGGCCGACAGCCATACGGACTTCCGGGTGCGGGCCGAACTGACCACGAGCGACCCCACGGTGTCCCCCACCGTCTCGCAGATAGAACTGGTGACGTAGCATGGCGGCAGGAGATGTGAAGTGGACGTACACTGGAGCGGGCAGTAAGATAGAGACGACGCCCTGTCTCGGCCCGGACGGCACCGTGTACTTCACCGAGGTGTACAACGGGAATAAGTGGCACGCAGTGAACCCGGACGGCACGCAGAAGTGGACGAACACCGTTTCGGGCACACTCGTGGACGACAACTTCCGAGGGCATTACCTCGTGTACTGGGACGGCGGGGTTCACGGCGGGACTCGTACGAATAAGGTGGTGAAGCGGGACCCGGACACGGGCGTGAACCTGGCCTCGGCCACGTACGAATCCGATTCCTCGAACACCGTGGACGACGGCGGCCCCGCGTTCAGGCCCTCGGGTTCGGTGGTGTACGCACCCGACGGCAGCCCTGGCAGCATCCGCTCGTTCTCGTCCGGGTACAGCGCCGAGTGGGAATACACGTGGAACACACAGAACAATCCCGACACCTCGGTGGCCATCGACTCGGCGGGCGTCTCGTACGTGAAGGGGACGGGTGAGACTACTGCGCTGGACTCCAGCGGGAACTCCATCTGGTCGAAGTCGAACGGCACCACGGGCGGCGGTGCGCCTGCCATCACCGAGGCCGAGGACCTGGTGTTCCTGGCGAGTTCGGACGGCATCGAAGCCGTGGACCCCGCAGACGGCAGCACGCAGTGGACGAAGGGGAACGGCTTCGTGGGCAGCATCCTGGTGAACCAGGACGACACGAAACTCTGGTTCACCGAGGGCGGCAGCACCTACTGCGTGGAACCGTACACTGGGAACACCATCTGGTCGTTCGGTCAGGGTGGCGAGGGCGGCCTGGGCGTGGCTGCCGACGAGGGCGCGTACATCCACGCTGGCGGCACGGTGTACGGCGTGGACCCGGACGGGAACCAGCGGTGGTCTACGTCCCTGGATAACTCGAACGACCGCAGCGGCATCGTGGTGGATGGCAGCAGGAACGTGCTGTACACGGGGACAGGGGCGGGCACGTTCTACGCCATCGAGGTGGAGCAGGGCGCACTGCGCGGGTCGGGGGACTCCGGCTTCCCGTGGTACGCCGATAAGTTCCGAGGCCTCGCTGGCGGTGGCTTCTCGTACTCCGACCTGGTGTACGAGGAAGGACAGCGGGCGAAGGTCGGCACGGCTGGCGAGAACCAGTTCGAGTACGACGAGGGTGAAGACCTGTACGACAACGGCGAATCCAGTTTCGTGTTCATCCAGGACACGGGTATGGGGCGCGAATCATGATAGGACTCCTTCTCCAGACGGCAGGCGAGCAGGCGGCGAACCCACCCACCATCCAGGCGTGGCACGTGGTGGCGCTCCTGGGCAGCATCGCGCTGGTCGTGCTGGGCGCGTACGGCACGCTGATAGTGCAGAACCGGAACAGCACGCGCTCGATGCGGCAGCGGATGTTCGGGGCCGAGGGCGACGACACGGACGACGGGTTCGTGCAGAACACCGAGGACCGCCTGGACGGCATCGAGAAGGACATGGAGCAGCACGCCCGGCAGACGCACACTCAACTGTACAAACTGGACCAGAAGATGGACGTGGTGCTGGACGTGGTGAGTGACGAACACGAGGACATCCGCGTGCCCAGGAGCGTGGAGGACGTGGAGGACGTGCCGCCCCCACCGGGCGACTTCTACCGTGGCGGCGGCAGCCCGAACGCGCACCACCAGCCGCCTGGCGAGGACAGGCCTGGCCCGCCTGGTGCGAGCGACGACTGACTACCCGCGCAGCACCTGGGGCAGTGGCGTCCACTGCGCCATGTCCTCGTACTTCGCCCGGTACGTGCCCGCGTCGGTGCGGTACAGGCGCTCGGGTTCGGAGAAGTAGAACGTGCTGTCCTGGAGCGAGCGGCTGGACCAGCGGCAGGCGAGCAGCGCCTGCCCGCCGAACGCTCGGGCGAACCGCTGGAGCGCCTGCACTTCCTCCTGGTCGATGTAGATGGGGTCGCCGCCGCTGGATTTTAGTTCCACCACGAGGGTGCGGCCTCGGTGCCCGGCCAGCACGTCGGGCAGGTCGCGGTCGGTGGCGCTGCCACTGCTCGGCGCACGCATCGCCACCCACCCGTTCGTCCCCTCAATTTCGCGCACGAGTTCGCGTTCCTTCGCGTCTCCGTCCACCATCAGCCCAGCACCTCGCGGCGTGCCTCCAGCACGGCCTGGGCGAGTGCGGTCGTGATTTCCCCGGCCTCCTGGTTCCCCATCCCGTTCCAGTCGTGCGGCACCGTGGAGAACACGGGCACGCCCGCCACCTCGCCGGGCAGGCTGGCCTCGCTCCAGCCCACCCAGCCACCGCCGTGCCAGTCCACGGCCACCTCGGTCCCGGCGGCGTGGATGCGCTTCTCGCGCAGGCGGTCCAGCAGCCGGTCGAACTCCAGCCCCACACCGGCCTGCACGTACCCGGCCCACCACTGGAGGCCCTGCGCTGCGGGCGCGGGCACGTACCGCAGCACCAGCACGGCCTGCACGTCCGGGCGCGGTTCCCACCAGCGCACCGGCCACACCTCCACCTCGTGCTGGTCGGTGAACCCGGCGTCGTCCGTGAGCGGGAACGTTCCGCCTGGGGGCACGTGCGGGTCCTGCTCGTCGGTGTCCGGCGGTGGCACCGTGGTCGAACCGCTCGTGTCCACGTTACCCCCAGGGTTTGACCCTCCAGAACCGGCGTCCCGTACCACGATTTCGGCCTGTACCTCCGTCTCGCCGCCTGGCCAGGGCTGGGTACTCACGTCCAGCACCTCTACGCCATCGAGCGAGCGGCAGGCGTGCCGCACCGTCTCGGGGTCGCCCAGGTACTCCACCGTGGCCGAGGGGTCGCGCTGGTCTTTCCCTCCGGCGAACGCGGCGAGCGAGATGTCGCCCTCCACGGTCGGCTGCTCGGCCCCGCGCTGCTCCAGTTCCTCCACCACTCGGTCCACCGCGTCCTGGTCACTCGCCATAGTACACGTCGTCAGTGGTGCCGAACTCCGATAAAGTCCGGTGCGTGGCCTCGCGCCGCTCGGTGAGGTGGCTGTCCCAGCACTCGCCGCAGTAGAAGGGGCCGTCCATCGGGTCCGTCTCCAGAAGGTGGTCGTACTCCACGCAGGACTCCGGCCCCGTGGGCTGTACGACACGGCCCGTATGCCACCTGCTGTCCAGCGAGGTGCCGCACACTGGGCACTGCTCCAGGCCGTCCGAGTCGAACCGCTCGTACTCGGCGCGGTCCCCGATGGCCTCCGGCGTGTCAGTCATCGAACCACGCATCCCAGCAGTGTTCGCACATGGTGCGGCGCTCGCCGCGCACCTCGGCCTCGGGCGGGTCCACCTGGAACATCAGCCGCCCGTACTCGTCGGGCAGGCGCTCGGCCATCCGGCGCTGCTGGCGGTCCTCGATGCGAGTGCTGCCGGTCATGCCCTGCTCGCGCTGCCACTCGCGCAGGGCCTCGTGCAGGCTGACCTTCTGGTACTCGCCGCAGTAGTCCACGGGCTGCTCCTGGCCGAGCATCCGCACGGGTTCGGCGTTCCGCAGCACGAGGAACTGGATGTAGTGGTCCAGGTCCTCGGGGAACCGGCCTCGTGGCTGGCGCTCGCGGCGGCGGGCGCTCGGGTCCTTCACCACCTCGTGCATCTCGGCCTCGCCCTCGTCGTACCACTGGCCGCAGCACTCGCACGTGAAGCCCGGTATCTCGCGCTCCACGGTGCGGGCCTCCGTCTCGTACTCGGTGCGCGTCTCGGGCATCTCACTCACTGTCACGCACCTCCTGGAGAAGGTTCACCTGAAGCCATATCACCTGAAGAACGGCGGCTGCGGTCAGCACGTGGAGCGCCCAGCGCGGCCCCACGACCAGCCAGGCCAGGCCGGTGGGAAGTGCGAGCAGGTACCCGAGCGCCAGCCACCCGACTGCGCTGTTATCCACAGTCCTGCACCTCCTGGTGGCAGGCGCGACACATGGTGTGCCCGTACTTCAGCCGCTGGTTCGCCAGGATGTTCGCCCAGTTCGCGCCGGGGAACTCGTCGGCGTCTATCAGCGTGCCGCAGCCGCTGCACTCGTGGTCGCCGCCCTGGAGGTACACCGGCCCGGCGGCCTTCGATTTCTCCGGGTCGTACACTTCGGTGGCCACGGTGCCGCCGCGCTCCAGGCACGCCACGAGCGCACCGACGCCCCAGTTCTCGGATTTCTTAAACCCCATGCTGCTATATCATTCCTGCTCGTCGTCGCCTGTCGCGGCCTGGAACAGGGCTTCCTCGTTCGAGAACTGGGCAGCGTACTCCTGGAGGTCCTGGATGGCGTTCAGGGCGTCCTCGCGGTCCAGCAGCCGCACGCGGTCGTCGGCCACCACGATGTCGTACCTGTCGCCTAACTGCTCGTCCAGCCAGTCCTGGAGTTCGGCCATCGACTCCTGGTCCATCGCGCCGCGCCCGGCGCTCGTGAGCGACACCCACAGAACGGGCGTCTCGCCGCCCCGGCTGCCGGGCTTCTCGTCCTGCCCCTGCTGCTCCTGCTGCTCGCGCAGGCGCTCGGCGGCCTCCGGGTCCTCGTCCATGAGTTCCAGCATCTCGTCCGTACTCATGTCCTCCGGGTCCGGCAGGTCCTCGCCCTCACTCATGGTCCTGGCCCTCCGGCAGGTGGTACCGCCTGCTCGTGCCCTGCTGGCTGCTGCACACCAGGGTGTCCGTCACCTCGGTGTGGTCCCAGTCGGCGGTGCCGTCCCCGTTCCAGGCCTCGTCGGGTACGAGGCCGCCGAAGCAGCACTCGTCCGAGCATAGTGCGGGGTACCCTGGCGGGTACGCGGCGGCTGGCCGCTCGGTCCAGGTGGTGCTGCTGCCCGTGAGACTCGTCTCGCAGGCCGTGTCGGTGCTTTCGCCCTCGTCTTCGCGTGCTTCGCGTGAACTTTGCGTACTCATGGTGGTCACTTCTCGTATGCGTCCGGGTGTTTCAGGCCAGTCAGCCGCCCGACGCGGTTCTCGTACATCACGGTGCCGCCCACGGTGATGGCGTTCGGGTCCATCAGGTACAGGACGGCCTTCGGCAGCGTGGGGTCCACGAGCATGGGGATGCCCTCGAACGTGGTCACGCCCTCCTGGTGTGACAGGCCCGCCAGTTCCTCGTGGTGAATCAGCCGCTCGTCGTTCTGGAGGATGTACCGCTGCGCTGGGTGGCACGCGAGCAGCAGGTCCTCGCGCTTCAGGCCGCCACGGCCCCGCACCTCGTATATGAGGTCGCGCACGAGGTCCACGCCCAGGGCCTGCCCCTCGGCGTCTATCTCGTGGCCTGCCGTGGCCTCGCGGATGCCCTCCACGAGGCCCATCGTGCGGGCCTTCTGCACGTTCTCCAGCAGTTTCTGCGTCGATACCTCGGTGTTTAGGTCGTGTTCGCCTGGTGGGTCCATGTCGTTCACCTGTATATGCTGGCGTCACGTGCCAGCGAGGCCCCCGGCAGGGAGTCGAACCCTGCGCGGCCCAGTCGGGGGCGTGGCGCAGCCGCAGCCGTGGCCTACTCGTCGCCCTCGGCGGCCTGCTTCCACTTCTCGGCGGGCCGGTCCTCGGCCTTCGCCAGGCGCGTGGCCGGGAAACTGTACGTCTGGAGGCCGTAGTTCCCCACCATGAACGCGAGGTACGCGCCCTGCCAGTTCTGCCACTTCGCGCCGAACCGCTCGTCCAGCGTGGACTCGTACACGCAGACGTACACCGGGTCGTCCGGCGGGCAGTCGTTCACCTCGGCCACGGTCTTCCCGATGGCCGCGATGCGTGAGGCCTGGGCCTCGTGGGGCGTGCGGGCCACCACGCGCAGGTGCTTCCCGTCCTCCTGCGTGTCCTCCACGCGGTTCCCAGCCAGGTGGCCGGGGTACTGCTCGCTGTCGTTCTCGCTGCTGTCCTCCTGCTCGCCGCCGTTCTCGCTGGTCATGTTACTCATGCTTCGTCCTCGGTTTCGCGCTGCTCGCGCACTCGCTCGCAGTTAGTGCAGACCTCGCCCTCCACCTCGTCGGTGGGCTGGAACTGGCCGTAACTACCCACGGCACCGCAAAGCGACTTCGCGGGGCCGTGGCCACTCACCTGCTCGCTGCTGAACAGGTGCGTGACGCCGGAGACGGGCGACTGACCGCCCGCCATGTACTCGTCGTCGTGGGTGTTCTCACTCATCGCTGGTGTCCTCCTGCGTGCCGCCCACTGGGGGCAGCGGGTTCCCGCCGCACTGCGGGCACGCGGCGGGCTGCGTACCGTGCTGCTTCGCCGTCTCGTTCATGTCGCGCCACTCGCCCCCGAGCGGTGCGCCGCACTCGTGGCACTCCGGCACCTGCTCGGTGTCGGCTGTCTCGTCCTCGGGCAGGTCGGCCTGCACGTGGAGCGTCACGGTGCCGTCCTGCTGCTGGTACGAGTACGAGGCCAGGTCTGCATCCTCGCCCTGGAGACGCTGCACGTCCTCCAGCACGCGCCCCAGGCCGCTGCCGGTGGCGGCGGTGGCCTGCTGCACCTGCTCGGCCAGGCTGTTCACCATCTGCTGGAGCGAGTTCACCTTCTGCTGCGCGGCGCGGGCCTCCTGCTCGCTGGCCTCGGCCTGCTCGGCGGTGGCCTCGGCTGTCTCCAGGGCCTCCTGCACGGTGCCAGCCTGCGCCGTCTCCACGGTGTCCACGGCGTCGGCCAGGTCGTCCAGGCGGTTATCCACCTCGGTGGCGAACTCCTGCACCTCGCTGGCGAACACGGCGTCCTCGCGCAGCGTGTCGATGCGGCTGGCCAGCACCTCCATCTGCTGCGCCTGCTGCGCCACCCGCTCGTCCAGCGCGGCCAGCACCTCACTGTCCGGCTGCACCGCCAGCAGGCTGTCGTCCTCGCTGTCCGGCTGCTCCTGCTCGCCGTCCTCGTCCTCGGTGCCCTCGCCCGCGTCCTGCTCGGCCTCGCTGTCGGCCTGCTCCTGCTCCTGCTGCGCCTGCACCTCGTCCGGGTGGAGCAGCCGCCAGTCGGTGAAGGCCAGCCCCTTCGCGTTCCGGTGGTCTAACTCCACCACGAGCGGGTCGCCGCGCTCCAGCGTGCCCTTCTTCCCGTACAGCCGTTCACCGGCCACCAGGCCACTCACGTCGTCCCCGTGGACGGGGTTCGTGAGCGAGACGAACACGCCGTAGGGGGCCACGCCGTTCACGTACGCCCAGTACGCCGTGTTCTGCTTCACGTCCTCGTCGTCGGCCTCGTCGGGCAGGCGCTGCGCCTGGTCGGCACCGGGCACGTCGGCGTGCTGCGCCAGCCAGCCCTCGTCCAGGTACGTGCTGCTGGTGGGCTGCTCGTCCTCCTGCACCTCGGTGCCGGACTGGAAGCCCTGCTCGCCCTCGCTGGCTTCGGCCTCGTGCGTCTCGCCCAGGGTGGCCTGCCCCTCGGGCTTCTCGGGGCCGCGCTCGGGCATCGAGTCCAGGTTCTTGTCGGGCAGGTCGTACCCGGCGGCCTCCAGCACCTCGCGCACCGTCATGTCCTGCGTGGCCTGCTCCACCTCGTCCTCGCTGCCGTCCTCGGCGGCCACCTGGGCGCGGCGCTGGTGCAGTATCTCGCGGTACTTCCGCAGCACGGTGCCTACGTACGTCTCGCCCACGCTGGTGCCGTCCTGCTCGTGGATGGTCTCGGCCACCTCACCGTACGTCCGTTCCTCCACGTACTCCGGGTGGCGGGCGGCGAAGTCCACCACGGCCTGCTGCTTCTCGGTCAGTTCCTCGTACGACTGCGCGTCACGGGTACCACCTCGGCGCTCGTGAACCTGGTTCGCGCTGGCCTGGTAGTCCGGGGCCTCGCCCAGGAGCAGCGAGCGCAGCGCGTTCCCCACGGTGTACGTGGAGGCCAGCCCGGTCTTCGCCGCTATCTGCGCGGCGTTCGCGTCCGGGTTCCTGATGGCGCAGATGGCCGCTCGCGTGCCCTCGCTGCCCAGCCGTCCGGGCAGGAGGTCGCGCAGCACCTCCACGCTGTACGGGTCGTCGGTCTGCTGGGTAGTTTCGGAACTCATTACCATGACACCGTGAACACGGTTTCGCCGCGCTGTTCCTCCAGGAACTCCAGGACGCCCTCGGCGTCAGCGTCCGTGGCTTCGGCCTGGGCCTCCACGGCTGCTATCAGTGAGTCGTTCACCTCGCGCAGGCCGCTGATGGTGCTGCGCACCTCCTTCGGGAACTCGTCGGTGTCGGTGCCCACCACGACGCTGGGCGCGTCCTGGATGGCCTCCTGGGCACCCTCAAAGGTGCCCGGTGGTGTCGTCAACTGCGCGAGCGGGCCGCCGATGGCCCCGAGTTCACGCAGGTGGTCGTCGGTGAATTCCTCCGTCCGCACGTGGATTTGCACTTGTGTACTCATGGGTTATCCCTCAATCTCGTCCAGCATCCGCTTCAGCGTGCGCTTCGTGTCCTGGTACTGCTTCACCGCGCTGTCCAGCCCCATCCGGTGGTCCCGGAGTTCCGCCTGTATCTGCTCGCCCGTGAGGTCCTGCTGGCCGTCCAGGTCGTCCCAGTCCTCCAGCCACCCGGCCACCGTGCGCTCGGCGGCGGGCGGGCTGAACAACTGCTCGTTCGCGCCACGCAGGTACTTCCGCAGCGCCGCCGACTCGTCCTTCCCGTCGAAGTCCTCGGTCAGCGTCTCGGCCATCGCGCTGTACAGCGCCCACGCGCTGCACTCGTCCGGCGTGGTGCCGCCAGCCAGCCGTTCGTCTGCGAGTTCGGCGTACGACTGCGTGCCGTCGAACAGGGCGAGCAGGTACTGCTCGCTGGTGATGGGCAGCGCGGTGAAGTCCACCGTGTACTCCTGGGCCTCGGCCACCGTCTTCCGCAGGCCGTCCGTGGCGGCCTCGGCCTGCTCCAGCATGACGCGCCACCAGTCGGCCACGTCCTGCGAGGCCTGGCCCCGGTGGCTGCGGCGGCGCTTATCGGTGATGCCGCGCATCTGCGTGCCCGTCTCCTTCCGAGCGGCCACAATCTCGGCGTACAGCGCGGTGCCGCCGAAGTAGTCGTACCCGGTCTGGATGCCGATGACGTACTCGTCGCCCGCCAGCGTCACGGTGACGCCCGGCAGCCACATATCCAGGTGCATCTCGCCGCCGTTCCGGTACAGCCTGGCCTCACCGAACACGGCCTCCGTCTCGGTGCCGTTCCCGCGCAGCGCAGCGAGGCCCGGCCCGTACTTATCCATCGGGCTGACGGGGCTGTACTCGTCGGTGGCGATGTGCCACACCGGAGTGTTCTGCGGCCTGGAGTCGGAGTTCTCGGCACCTTCCCACGCGGGGTTCACGAGTGCCTGGTACCCGGTGGCCTCGGCCTCGCCTGCGGCCTCGGTGTCGGGCGCAGTAACAGCGTACGCCTGGTCGCCGCCGCCCTCTACGTACTGCACCGGGCGGCCCTCGATGTCGTACGAGGCATCGAGGTGCTGCACCACGTCCTGGAGGGTGTCGGCATCCTCCACGTCGGCGGTGGTCAGGCTGTTCATCCACGGTTCAAAGTCGGTCGTGTCGCTCGGCTGTCCGATGCTGCGGAAGCCGATGCGAGTCTGCGGTTTTGCCATCGTCGTTCACCTGGCGGGGCTGCTGCCCCGTGAATTTGGGTCAGTACCATACGCACTTATAGTTATGGGACAGCGGCTGACGCGCCAGTAAAGCCCAGCGTACTTCCGTGTTAGACGGCCTGTACTGCCGAGTAATGGGCAGTTAACCGTGAGTAACGCTGTCATACTGCGGTGCCGCCCCGGAATCGTCAATCACCTTTGCGCAGACACGCGGGCGACCGCGCCGCCAGGGACACGGCCTGTCCTGCACGATTCCAGGGGGCAGTTCACGGCTTCGCGTGTAGTTTCGCGCCGATTTGCGGGTGTTAACCATGTGTGGCGAAAGTGGAATCCCGCAGCGTCTGGTGCTGTCCGTGCCGCCAGCACCGGAATTTGCGCACCACTAACCTTTATGGTGATGCACGCGACACGAACGAGTATGGCGCAGCAGACCAGCACCGCGATGGACGCACTGACCGAGAACGAGAACGTGGAGGCCGTGGACGTGAGCAGCACGGACAGCGAGTGGACGCACGTGGTGTACGTGTACGGCGAGGCCCGCACCGCTGGCCCGGCGCTGGACCCGGTGCAGGCGTGGGCGGCGCACCACCAGGACGTGCGGGCTGAACTGCACGGTGACACCGAGAACAGCACGGCGTACCACGTGGAGGCCTGAACGATGAAGCAGACGAAAGCACTCCGGCGGATGCTGGAGGACATGACCGCCGTGTACAGCCAGGAGAACGAGAAGACGGAGGTGTGCTTCACCACGGGCACGCCCCACGCCAGCGAGCAGGGCGGGTACCGCGCCGACTGCGGCTGCGATGCGAGCGGGCAGCACGTGGCCGTGGCCACGAACGTGCGGGACACGTACGGTAAGAGCATGGACGGGGCGAACGAACTGCGCGTGCTGGTGGACACGCTGAATCACGAGATGGAACACGTGAACACCAGCGACCTCACCGCGAAGCGCGAGTTCGCGGCCCGGTACCCGGACTGCCCGGACTTCGCGGGCCTCGTGCTGAACGTGCTGGAAGACCAGTACATCGACTGGCAGCGGCTGGCCCGGTTCCGTGGCCTGCGCAGCGCCCACTCGTTCAAGGTGGACGCCATCATGGCGAACGGCAGCCGACGCCCGCCGCTGTACAACCTGGAGCAGTCCGAGCAGGTGCCCGAAGGCTTCCTCCAGATGGCGTTCGCGGGGTACGTGAAGGGCTTCTCGGACGCCGAGCGCGAGGTGCAGGAGGCCATCGTGAAGTGCCGCCCGCTGGTGGACCTCGTGCGGAACGAGCATGACCCGCTGGAGCGCGAGCAGATAGCGCACACCTGCATGAGCATCCTGCTGGAGGCCGTGCCGGACCCGGAGGACGCCGACGACTACACGGACGAGAACAGCGAGGACATGCCCACGGACGAACCCGCCGAGGTGGACCCCGAGGACATCCAGGACATGCTGGACAACCTGGAACCGGAGGACCTGGAGCAGGACGAGGCCGAGGACGCGCCGAGCGTGGCCATCGACCCGGACGAGTTCGACGTGCCGGAGTGGCTGGAGGACGAGATGGAGGAAGCAGACGGCAGCGAGCAGGAGGTCACGAGTGCGCCCGAGCAGGAGGACGACCCGTGGGCAGACGAGGACGCCCAGGGCGGCGCAGACGAGGGCGACGAGCAGGAGCAGGAGGACGAGGGCGAGGGCACGGGCGACGGTGAGGGCGAGCAGGGCGAGCAGGACACGCCCGAGCAGGAGCAGCCAGGCGAGCAGGGCGAGGGCGAGGACGGCGAGGGCAGCGACACCTCCAGCGAGGGCGAGCAGCAGGACAGCCAGGAGGGTGGCGACGACACCGAGGGCAGCACGGGCCAGCAGGGCGACCGTGGCGAGCAGCAGCCGAGCAGCCCGGACATGAACACCCAGCCCGGCAGCCCGGACCAGCCCGAGCAGGAGGTGGGCGGGGACGGCGAGCGCGACGAGGACAGCACGGCCTCGGGCGTGGACCCCATCGAGGACGGCATCCGCGAGATGGAGAAGAAGGAACGGCAGCGAGACGCCGGGGACCACTGGAACGCGGGCGATAACGACTACCAGGCCCCGGACCAGGAGTTCGAGCGCAGGTACCAGCGCATCGAGCGCGAGGTGCAGCAGGAGCAGACGGAACTCGGCCAGCAGAAGCGCCGCCGCGAGCAGCGGATGCAGGACCACCGCGAGCGCAGTTCGTACGAGCGCCGGAAGGACAGCGCCGAGAAGATACGGGAACTGCTGCGCTCGGACGGCACCGCCGAGGACATCGTGGAGGCCTTCAAGAAGTTCAAGACCCAGGACCGATGGCTGCCCGACACCCGTGGCGAGCGCCTGAACACCCGGAACGCCACGCGCCGCCTGGCTGGCGATTACAGCGAGGACCGCGTGTACGACCGGAAACTGAAGGCCGAGGTGGGCGACCGCTGCGTGGGTGTGGCGATGGACCTGTCCGGCAGCATGAAGGGCGTGAACAACCTGCGGAAGCCGAAGATGGCGCTCGGGGCGCTCCACCTGGCCACGAAGACCATCGGGGACGACCTGCTGGCCACGGGGTACAAGACGTACGAGAACCACCCGCAGAAGGGCGACTACGAACCCGTGCTGGACCTCATTACCGGCCCGCAGGAGGGGTTCGACTGGGAACACCTCGATGCCGCGAAGGCTGGGATGTACACGCCCACGGCTGACGGCGTGATGTACACGCTGGACCTGCTGAAAAAGAGCCACCGCCGCGAGAAGGTGATGGTGGTGATAACGGACGGGAAGGCGAACATCCCGCTCGGCGGCGGCACCAGCACCTCCAGCAGCGCCGGGAAGCGAGACGCGAAGAAGGCGGTGAACACGGCCCGCCAGGAGGGCGTGAAGGTGCTGGGCATGGCCGTGGGCCGCATCGGTGAGGCCTACATGGACGAGGTGTTCGGGGCCGGGAAGTGGGTGGAGACGGGCAGCGACACCCTCACCCAGGACCTGGTTAGCCTATACAAGTCAGAAATGAGAACGGGCGGTCAGCGGCACTAAGCGGGCGTTCACGGACTTTTTTACGACCGTGGTGGGAAGTGGTGTGTATGGTATGCGCACCAGATGCCGAAACACTGCACGAACTGTACCACGAGCAGGGGCTGGAGCAGCAGGAAATAGCGCAGGAGTACGGCGTTCACCAGTCCACGGTTTCCCGCTGGATGGACCGGCACGACGTGCAGGCCCGTCACCAGCGCGAGACGCACGCGACAGTGCCCAGCCTGCGGCAGCACCGCCGAGGGTACGAGTTCTGGGAACACTGCGGCGAGTACGTGTACGTCCACCGTCTGCTGGCCGTGGCCGAGTACGGGCTGGAGGTCGTGGCGGGGCAGCACGTGCATCACGTAAACGGCGTGCCGTGGGATAACCGGCCCGAGAACCTGGAGGTGCTGAAGCCGGGAACGCACCACGCACGGCACCGTGGCACCGAGGGCGCACCGTGGCACGACCGCGAGCGCCTGGCCGAGGTCATCAAACAGGAGGACACGCTGCGCGAGGTCGGTGAACGACTCGGCTGCGACCACTCCACGGTGATATACTGGCGGGATAAGCACGGCCTGGAGGGCGAGGCCTGATGTACTCGAACGTCTCGCACTACGGCGGGGACGCCCACATCTGGACCCGCGAGCAGGCCGAGCGGCTGCGGCAGGCTGGCCCGCACGAGACGAGCGCCACGAGTCTGTGCGAACACCACGCCGTGACCGAGGCCAGCGACCTGTTCCACGTGTCGGACGTGGCCCCGGACTGGCAGTCGTTCCTGGAGGAAGACACGGTGTGCGACGAGTGCGCCCAGGCGTGGCGTGAGTACGTGGGCGTGGCCGAACAGGAGAACGAGGTGCCGGAGAACTGGTTCCAGCGAGCAGTGCGCGAGGCCGGGCGGGCTGCCGAGCAGCGAGCGAAGGAGCAGGTGCCGGTGCATCCGAACGCCCGGTGTAGCACGGTGCCGCAGCAGGGCGAGGACGACAGCCCTCCAGACGCCGCTGACGCAGCGCGGTACGCCACGGCCTCGTACGCCCGCTTCGTGGAGTTCGGGCAGGGCGACGAGGGCGACAGCGGGCCACCTCCGGCTGCTGCCGCTGCGCCGCTGCTCGTGGACCCGGACCAGTACAGCATCGCGCCGCAGGACCTCACCATCCAGCACCGCGCCGACGTGGCCCAGGCCGAGGGCGGCATCGACCCGAGCATCGGCCAGGTGGAACACTCGTTCAGTTTCGACGTGTCCCTGGACGAGCAGGAGGCCGAGCGCCTGGCGAAACTGCTCGGGGACCGCGCAGACCGCGCCGTACGAGACAGGCGCTGACGTGCTACTTCTTCGGGGGCGATTCACGCAAAGACCACGCAAAGTTCGCACCTTCGCGCTGCTTCGCGTGGCCGATGCGAACTTTACATCGGCAGCGTCACCACACTGACGTGCCGCTGCACCTGCGAATTTGCCCCTTCGCCACACTTATGTGGATGCAAAAGAGGGGACGTGTATGGCGCAGCAGACCGATGCCGACGACAGCACCGAACTGGAACCGCAGACTGACCTGGAGCAGGAGATGGCCGAGGTGGCCGCGAGCATGGGGCCGAGCGAGCAGGAGGCCTTCCAGGCGTACCTGGCTGACGAGCGTGAGGCCGAGAACGAGGTGCAGGGCTGATGACGGACGAGCAGAAGATGACCTACGACCGAGTGTGCGAACTCGTGGAGGACGGCGTGAACACGAACCAGGGCATCACCGAGGCCCTGGACGCGAGCGTGGGCCACGTGGGCCGGAAACTGAAGGAGTGGACCGAGGAAGGGCGGCTGGCCCGCGAGAAGAACGGCCACGCATACGAGTACCGCGTGCCGAGCGAGGACGAGCGACAGGCGCAGCAGGAGCAGGAGCAGGCTGCCCCGGCACCCACGCCGGGCGCGGCGGCCTCGGGCCAGCAGGGCGGGGACGCGCTGCGTGCCCCGGTGGACCGCGACTACGACTGGGCCTCCTGGGTGCCTGCCGAGGACGAGGTGCCGGAGTACATCAGCCACAACGGTGAGAAGCAGGAGATAGAACTGGAGATAGCGGCGATTCAGCAGTGGGTGCAGCAGGTGCAGGCCGACCTGGCCGAGGACCTGGGCGAGGACCCCACGCCCGAGCAGGTGACGAGCGAGTGCCGCCGCCGCGAGAACGCTGACGGCGAGTACGCGCCGCGCCTGCCCCGGTACATGGTGGACGGCCCCACCGGCTGCGGGAAGACCACGCTGGCCGAGGACATCGCCGCGCACCCGCCCGAGGCCGCCCGCGCTGCCGCCGAGGAACACGGCTGGCCCGTGGTGGAGATTCAGTTCACGTACGACATGTCGCCCGCCGAACTGCTGGGCAGCCCGCAGTTAGTGGGCGGCAGCACGGTGTGGGAAGACGGCGGCCTCACGAAGGCCCTGCTCGCCAGCCGCGAGGGGCCGGTGGTGGTGATTCTGGACGAGGTGCCCCGCGCTCGCCCCGAAGTTCACTCCACGCTGATGGACGCGCTGGACCACCGCGCACGGGTGAAACTCACGGGGCGCGGCCACGAGGAAATCCAGGGCGTGCCGCACAACCTGATTACGGTGGCCACCGCGAACCTGGGCGACGAGTACCAGCACTTCGAGATGGACCCGGCGCACAAACGCCGCCTGGGCGACCGCCACTCGGTGGACTACCTGGGCGTGAACTACCCGCACCGCGAGGCCGACCTGGTGGCCGAGCGAACGGGCTGCCCGAACCGCCTGGCCGACCTGCTCGTGGAGGCCGCGAACCAGGTGCGTGACCGCGCCGACGACGCCACGAGCGACGTGCGCTTCGGCGTGCCCACGGCGGCGCTGCTGGACTGGGCGCAGAAGGCCCGCAGCCTGGCCGCGTACGACGTGGAGGGCATGGACGGCGTGGAGAACCCCGTGGTGCAGGCCGCGATGGGCACGGTGGTGCGCCGCTGGTACGACGGGAACCAGGCCGAGGCCGACACCGTGCGGCAGATAGTGAAGGACAACCTGGACGGCTGCCCGTACGCGCCGGACGACGTGGCCGCCTGGGCGGGCGACCAGGAGTACGTGGTGTGCGCCGACGAGTGCGGGTACCAGGCCCCCGTGAGCGAGGCCGAGGACGACGGCGTGCTGGACTTCATGGAGTGCCCGGACTGCGACAGCCACGTGGAGCGGAAGACCTCCGACGAAATGCATCAGGAAGGCCGCCTGTAAAGAGCGTCCAGACTCTTTTGTGGCTTCGGTGTAAAACCAAACGTATGGCCGAATACCGGCAGGAGCAGGTTCTGGAACGGCTGTACTGGGACGAGGATATGACGCAGGCTGAAATCGCCAGCGAGTACGGCGTCAGCGTGGCGACCATCTCCAGGAATATGGCGAAGCACGGCATCGAGAACCGGGGGCACGGGCGCAGTGGGCGCGACCATCACGGATTCGTGGAGCGTGCCCGATACCTCACGAAGCCGTCGGCGGGTGGGTACGAGGTGGCCGTGGACGACACTGCCCCGGACGAGGTACTGGTACACCGCCTGGCGTGCGTGGCGTGGTACGGCTGGGACGCGGTGGCGGGAAACATCGAGTGCCACCACCAGAACGGCGTGCCCTGGGATAACCGCCAGGCGAACCTCACGCCACTGCCGCAGGAGGACCACCGCCGCCACCACGCCGAGCAGATGCACGACGAGGGCCGCCTGTAAGCCCAGCCTACTGCCGGTAAACGACCTCTTACTGACACCGTAGGGGCCACGTAACAGTGGTGTGACGCCCAGCACGTTACGAGGCCCCCGTAACAGCAGCATAATGTGGGACCCGTGCGTAGGTAAGCACGCACTACCCCACCGCACCGCCGTCTGTTCTCCCTTAATCAGCCGTGCGGCCCGGCCCTTCCTACTGCGAAGGAGGGTTAGGGCCGTACGGCCCGCCCTCCTGACCCCGTAACAACAGCGTTACGCCACCCTACCCGAGCAGTGCATCGCAAAAGAAGGCCGCTTCGCGTGGCTTCGCGTGGGTTTCGCGCCGAGTCACCGGGGCAGCGTGGGCATCTCGCCGGGTGCCTCCAGCCGCAGCGCGTGGTACGTCTCGCTGTCCGTGTTATCGGGGCTGCTCGCCTGCTCGTCGTACACGATGGCACCGCCGGTCAGCCGGTGGAGCGCACGCATCGCTCGGTACACCTGCTGCCGGTGCAGGTCCTCGCCCGCGCTGGCGTCTACCGTGGGGTCGGCCTCGCGCAGCAGCACCCGCAGCGTGGCGGGCCGCGTCTGCCGCGTGGTGATGGCCTCGTCCCCGTACGGCCCGCGCTGCGCCCAGTCGCTCCAGTTCTCGAAAATGAGCGTGGCCCGCAGGTCGCTGGCCCCGAGCGTGTCGGCCCGCTCGCCCAGCGGCATCTGCGCGTACCGCTCCACGGTGGTCATGGCCTCGGGGTCCACGGGCTGGCCTGCACCGCCGCCCTGCTGCACCTGCGCCACCAGCCACTTCACGGTGTCCGGGCTGGGCTGGTTCTCCAGCCGCTGCTTCAGTGTCTGTACCTCCTGCTCCAGGGCCGCCACCTGCTCGCGCAGGGCGGCCTCGTCGTCACCTGGCATTTGCGACTCACTAATTTCAGTACGCCGCGTATAAAGTTTGGTAATGGCCGGTTAACGCAGGTTCCGCGTGGGTTCGCGCAAAGTTCGCACGCAGGCTTTACAGGGTA